CCGCCTGCGCCTTCGCCGCCGGCGCCGCCGACGCCGCCGTCACCGCCGCCGCAGACGTTTTTTCCGTTAGCATTGTGCGCCATGCGTCGCCAAAACCGTGCTTTTTGGCAATCGGTTGTAATAGCAACAGCGATACGCCCCACATGTGCTTGAGCAAAATATCTAGCCGCTGTTTTTCTAAATCGCGACCCGTGCCTGCGGCGAGCGGCAGCAAGCGTTTCCATTCAGCGCTGTTGCGCATAGCACCGGGCATTGTGTCCTGCGTGCGGATTATCCAGCTGCCGATAACCTCTGACATGCAATCCGGTATTTTGTCGGTCAATTCGCCCGACAGCGCAAGATTAATTGCCGCAATTGAACACGCGTTTTCGGAATCTCCTAGCCCGGTCGGTAAGTGCATCGGGGCGAGCGTGTCGGCGATTTTCTTTCGTTGAATTTCGGTCAATGTGCTCATGTGGTAGTTTCCTGCATCAGTTGGATTCTAGGTAATTCAAGGCGGCGGCAATCCTAGCACAGGACTGCCCCAGTCTGTCACGCTCTTTTTCGTTCAGGACCTTTCCCTCGGCCATGTCGGCGGCGGTAATCGCGAGCACGCCGCCCTCGTACGAAAGGGCCCGAAGCGCGTCCATCGCGGTGAACTTGGTCTGGTGAACGTACCCGCGCTCGTCCGGCCTCCACTCGTGGTCCTCGGGAAAAAGCTCGGCAATCTCAAGGCCAATGGCGCCCATGATGTCGGGGACGCTGCACCCAGCGAAGCAATGCAGCAAAACCTTGCCGTTGTCGTCCTTGATTGCCAAGCTCGGGCTGCGGTCATCGTGCGCCGGACAGCACGCAACCCACTTCCCGCTACCCGTGCGCTTCACCTTGCGCAGGTTGTTCAGGACGTTCTCGACGCTCACGTCCAGCGGCGCCTCTCGGCCATGCAGAAATCGCTAGGAGTCGGAAACCAGCGATGGTTCTCCATGAGCCACTTCACCGCGAACCTGAAACCGTTGGCGTCCATTTGCGGCGCCTCCTTCAGGTACTTCCAGTACACCTCGGCGGTGCGTGGCTTAATCTCGCGGTCGTGAATGTCGCCAAACTCGTTGAGCGCATCGACCAGCGCCTCCTTCGTGAGCATTATCCTCGGGTCAACCATTTTTGATGTCCTCCGCCGTCAGTCGCTTCCGCTCCACGCCACGAACCTTTCGCTTCAGCTCAAACAGCCCCTGCCATCCGTTGGCAATCGTCTGGTTCACCACTGCGAGCTGCATCGCGTCATCACCAAACCCCACGAGTGACTTCATCGCGAGCGGGTACGAAAGCTCGCGTATCGGTTTCCTGATTCTCTTGCGGTAATCCACGAAGCTCTGCCAAGCTACCAGGTTCAGCCCCTCGATGGGTGCCGTGATAAGCGCCATCTCGGTACGGGGATCAGGCAAAAGTGCGGTAACGCCTTCATCAAGACTACTAGACTCTCCAGCTACAAGACTACAAGATTCAAGACTATAAGACGGAATTACCGCACTTGTACTGGAATTACCGGAATTTTCCCGTAAAGGTGGGCCAGGTATCTCGCTAGGCGCCTCGTTCGAATGAATGTGCTGATGCTTTTTAAACGCAAGTATCTGTAAATACTTTGTTTCCCCGATTGCGTACCGCTTTATGAATTTCTGTTCATTGAGCCAACCTAGAGCCGCGTCTACGTCTACATTGCGCTGCGGGAAAAGTTCATTACGGATCTTTAATGGTCTGTCCTCAAGCCTCCCCTCCCGGTCGGCGAGGCACCAGAGGCCAATGAACAGCAGCGTTACAATCGGTTCATGTGCCCCCAGCACTTCGTTCTTGAACAGGGCGGGCTTCACGTTTCGCGTTCGCATCCTTCACCTCGTTGTGTGTTCGGTAATCTACGAAAGTCAGGGTCACCCGGAAAATATTTCCTGTCAAGGGTATTGACATTTTCGCGAGTTGTGGGTGAGGCTGTTTCGCATGGACAAAACATGGAGGCACGTGGGTGTATAAGCCTACACATTTGCAGAAATGGATAGAGCAGATAAATTACTCTGGGGAGCTATTCCTGGATTACTACGTTGCATCGTGGAGGTTTTTTAGGTGCTCGCCGGTTGAAAGATCGAATCATGATTTCATCAAAGAGCATCTTCAAGACAGCGGGTTTGCTCCCGGGCAGGTTGTTTTTCCAACCTGGACAGACGAAGTAATGGGCTTTAGGTATGGTGTTCTTGTCCGCCAGGATTTTGAGAAGGGACTCCGGATGGCGGACATGTACGCGCGCCGTATAGCCGCCAAGGGCAGCCTGGACCCGGAGGGGGAGCTGAGGGCCGACCAGAAGTCGATTCGCCACTCCTGGCAGGTCTGCGGGCTCCAGGCGCGGATCGAGCTGTGCAAGGACGCCGGCATCAGTATATTCGCCGCGCGCCGGGAGAATTTCCCGATCCAGCACGCCCCGAAGCTGTACGCGGCAATGAGCGAGGTCCACTATGGAGGCTAAGTACGACGCCCGCAAGAAGCGCGCCAGCCGCGCAGTTGGGCACTATGCCTCGCTCTGGGTTCCCGGGGGCTCGTCAGTCGTCGCGACCACGATCACGGACCAGCGCAAGTCACACGCGCGCGAGATCGCGGCCAGAAAGCGGGTCGAGCTGCTGGCGGACATTGCCCGGATAACGGGCGTGCAGTACGATGGCGTTTCCCGAAAGATCGACGGCACCATCAGGCGATGGACAGGAGTGAAAAGTGGACCAGGAGATTGACGACTACAACGACGCCAGCTGGGCGAAACAGCAAACGGACGAGCAGATGATGCTCTACAATGACCCGGGTTACGCTGAATTTTTAATCAATTACGCAAAGGAATTTACACATGGCGCACAAGCCGATCACAGTATCAGCCAATAGCGGCGGACAGGACTTTGAGCTGGTACCCGAGGGTACTCATTTCGCGATTTGCACGCTGATTGCCTACATCGGGGTCCAGAAGACAGTCTTCAACGACACCGTCAAGGAGCAGCCGAAGGTTCACTTTCGGTTTGAGGTTCCCGAGATCGAGATCGAGTACGAGAAGAACGGCAAGACCGTCAAGGGCCCCGCGATTATCGGGCGCACGTTCACTCTCAACATCGGATCGAAGTCGAACCTGGGCCCGTTCATCGAGAACTGGCGCGGGAAGGCATTCACCGAGGCCGAGGCCGCCGAGTACGACGTCACCTCGTTGCTTGGCAAGGTCTGCATGCTGAGCGTGATCCACGAGGAGAACAAGGGCAAGACCTACGCCAACATCAGCGGCGCGGGCAAGATCTCGAAGCTCTACCAGAGCGCGCTCGAAAACGGGACACTTTCGGCGGAGCCGCACGGGGAGCTGATCAGCTACAACGCTGACGACCCAGACGAGGCCACGTTCCGGAAGCTGCCGAAGTTCCTGCAGAAGAAGATCGATGAGCGCATCGTTCACGGCGAGACAGCGCGAAAGGACAAGGACCCGACTCGCGGAACGCAAACAAATCCCGAGGAGGATTTCGACGACGACATACCGTTTTAGGTTTTGCCTGCAGGGCGTGGCCGACGACACGCTATTGGGCAGCCCCGGGGATGCTAGCCCCGGGTTTTTTTACACGGACAGGAGACGATCATGGCGACACTGAAGAAAGACAACCTTGACCAGAATTTCAAAAGAGCCTGGATCAAGGCCCTGCGCAGCGGCAAGTACAAGCAAGGCAAAAACTCTTTGAAATCCGATAATAGTTTTTGCTGCCTTGGGGTGATGAAAGAAGTTTGCGAGGGTGTAAGAAAACATCGCTCATACGAACTCCTTTCTCAAAGAAGCTGCGGACTAACCGAAAAAACGCAAAATTTTTTGGCGGAACGTAACGACGACGTCTTGTCTCCCTGGGGTTTTAAGCGCATCGCCACCTGGATCGAGAAGAACCTATAATGGGGCAGCACAAGATCAATGTTCCCGACGGGAACAAGCCCAAGGGCTGGTGGCGCTCCGCGCTATCATCGAGCCGGCGGATGCTGTTTCTCTCCAAGGAGCTGATTGTCGTACCCAAGTTCGGCCTTGGCGTCGATGGCAAGCCCGACAAGTCGAAGCCCGTGGGCGTCGAGTACGCGCTCGCCGCCGGGGGCAACGTGTACCGGCGCGACAAGCGCAAGCCCCTGAGTGGGCGCGATGCGCATCGTCACAACGTCGGCACGAACACGCCAAACGACTGGGGCGCGGAGCCGTACATGCTGCAGCGTGAGCGGCAAGAGGCCGGCGCCCGCCAGCGCGAGAAGCACGCCGAGTGGTTGAAGCTGCAAAAAGAGGCATCACCCGGCGGCCTCGGAGACTTTTGACGTGCCAGATATTACAATGTGTTCAGGCGGGGCGTGCCCGCGCAAGATGGGCTGCTACCGGTTTACCGCCACCCCCGGGCCGAGGCAGTCCTTCTTCGTTGACCCGCCCTTTGACGGGGACGGCTGTGGGTACTTCTGCGCTCGCTACGTAGGTACCCTCAGCGCCCCGTCTCGGCCTGGCGCGGAGGTGGATGAGAATGCTTGACGTTTACCTGACCAAGACCCTCGGGGGCGGCCTGAGGCCGGTCGACGGAACCGCAGAGGATTGGATTGCCGGCATCAAGGTCGGCGAGATCGTCCGGGTCCAGCCCAAGAAGGATCGGAACCCGCGCTTCCACAACAAGTTCATGGGCACCCTTCGTATGGTGTTTAAGAACCAGGAGAAGTACCTCTCATTCGAGGGGCTGCGCGCGGCGGTTACCGTTGCCGCCGGGTACGTGGACGTGATCCAGCTGGATGGCGATAGGACGACCCTGGTGCCGCAATCAATCGCATGGGACAAGATGGACGACCACCAGTTCGCGCCCCTCTACAGGGCCGCTCTGGAGGCCATACCGCGCCTGCTCCCGCAGTTCGAAGGCGTGGACCTGGAACGTGAGCTGCACTACACGGAGACATGATGAGCGCAAACATGAGGCCCTACGATGGCATTAGCCTGGACAATTTCGCGGAGTGGTGCAAGGCCGGATGGACGCGGCGTGCGGACACACCGCACGACCACCTGCGCGAGCTTTCGGTGATGGCCCTGGGCTTGGCCGGCGAGTCCGGAGAGGTGATCGAGCACATCAAGAAAGAGATTCGCGGGGACGGGCCGCTCGACAAGCAGAAACTGAAGCTCGAACTCGGCGACGTGCTCCACTACGCGTGCCGTATCGCGCTGGAGTACGGGATCACGATGAACGACGTCATGGTCTCGAACATCGAGAAAATCGAGGCCCGTCGCGGCAATCGCGCCTGGGAGAAGAAATGAGCCAGACACGCAAGGGTAGCGCGGTCGAGGTCTGCGTAAACCTGGCTGTGGGGTACACCGTGAACTTCCTTGCGAACCTCGTGATACTGCCGCTGTTTGGGTTCGCGACGTTGACGCTGGAAAAGAACCTGGAGATTGGCGTTATATTCACCTTCGTCAGCATCGCGCGCCAGTACGTGCTGAGGCGATTCTTTAACGGGCTGCGGTTTGGGAACAAGGAGGCGGCATGACGATAGACGGAGGGCATGTGGTGCCTGATCATTGGCTTTGTTACGGTATCGGGGTCACCGAGCGCACGCCAATCCCAACACAAGAAGGCATCGGCGACGTCAACAGCGAGGCCAAAGGATCCGGGGCACGCTTCAACAACGGCAAGCCGGATTTCAGCTTGATTCCATTGGTGACGCTGGAGGACGAGGCCCGCGTCTGGGAGTACGGCAAAAAGAAATACGCCGCATGGAACTGGGCTAAGGGGATGCCATGGTCTGTGCCGTTTGCGTGTGCCGTGCGCCACCTCTCGGCCTGGCAGCGGGGCGAGGATCTGGATCCCGAGAGCGGCCTACCGCACCTGGCGCACGTCGCTTGCAACATTCGGATGCTTACCCTATACTCCAAAACGTACCCCGAGGGCGACGACCGTCCGAAGGGAAAAATCGGGTAACTAACCGGAGAGATGACATGAGCAGGAACATAAACGAGATCGCCCAGGAGATCGAGCGCACATGGCCGAAGGTGCACTACGCCGCGCGCCCGTACCTTGAATTGATGCATCGGCTGAAATCAATCGAGGGATACTACGTGGAGGGCAGCGCCCGCATCATCGTCTCGTGCTTCCTTTCGAACGCCAGCACATGGCGCGGTAAGGACGCGCGCCGGATCAAGGCCGAGCTGAAGTCGCTGGTATCGCGCAAGCCGCCGAAGAGGGCATCACATGGTTGAAGTAACAACCGAGAAAATCTCATGAAACGCTACGACACCATGGGTTTTGAATCTGAGCACGGCGTATGGGTGCGCGCGGTCGATGCCGAGGAGCGCATCCGCAAGCTAGAGGCGGCGCTGCGAGCGGTACAGCGCGCACACGCTGAGAGGCACTACCCGAAGGATCACTACCTTGTGGTCATTGTGAACAAGGCACTAGGCTCATCTTTGAGTGCCGGAACAGTCGATGCCGAGGAGCGCATCCGCGAGCTTGAGCACCATAAACTAGTGCTAGAGGATGCTCTGAGCCACATCAATATGATTTGCGCCGGAGCCCCGCCACACGAGGAGCTGGAGGACCGCACGTACAACGGCATCATAGATGCGATTCAGAGGCTTACAAAAAAGTGAGCAGAGACATCTCACCATGGCTTTGCGCTGCCCTTATTGCGCTGCTTGTTTTTGCAGCCGGCGAGGGCGCAACCTGCGTCACCCAGCACACCGACAGCGGCCAGTACTCAGTGACATCGTGTAGAATCGGCGGCGACGCCGCAAAGATATTTGAGGAGCTTCCAGATGACCCAGGATTCGAAGCAGAACCACCTGACACTATCACCAGAGTTCGACATGACGTGGGAGTTCTCGATTCGGCCTCAAGCGCAACCAATATCCAGAAGCCTGAGACATTGGAACGCGTACAGGGCCGCGTACTGGGAGGCGGTGAGGGACCGGGTAAAGAATCCGGAAAAGTACCCCAATGGACTGCGGTGCCCTAAATGCGATTACAATTTGTACGACACGGGGAGGCTTTTGTCGGTGTCGCCCAACAAGCTCCAGGTGAGATGCACCATCTGTCACTTCAAAGGGGAGAGATACGAATGACGCTCGATCAAAAAATTGCCGAGGCCAAAAAGTGGCTTGGTGACCGGTACCTGCTCGCGAAACCCATCAACCGCAAGAAGGTGAAGTGATGGAGAAGACAGTTTTCCCCAAGGCGACCGATCTCGTGCAGAAGCTCGCGGAGGCGGAGTTGCGGATCCGTGACTTCATGGCGATCTTCGCCGCGATTGCGTTCACGCAGGAGGACAAGATGTTCTCGGTGCCGCTGACGGTAATCGAACAGATCAATGGCGCGAGCGTGGACTTCTCGTTCAACAGGGTCAAAAAAGAGTACGAGTTCACCTACATCCCGGCGCCCGACAAGCCATCCATCGTTACCGAATGATGCCCCCAGACCTGTATGCCCCAGCCTGACCACGTATCACCATATCTCGCGCTGTTTCTGGGGACACTCCTAGCCGGCTCGCTAGCTTGCCTATTTGCGTGGCAAGGATCTCTAGCTTGGGCGCTCCAATCGCTGACTCGACGCCTGTGTAGGGCGCGAAAGCTCCCCACGCCGTCGCCTGCGCCGGAACCGCGTCGTACCCAGCCTGAGCAGCTACTTTATCCCGCCACCAAGGGCCAAGTACTTTCATTTCTGGGGTCGTTGCGCTTGCATCCGGGACGACAGGTTTTCCTTCCTCATACCGAGGATTGCGGGTATCTGCTAGCCCTATTCCGCGCGACCAGTGAGCATCACCTACCGGAATGTCTGTTTGAAATCCCACTGCCGGAACACCGGATGCGTCAATGTACATCGGAACTTTTGGGGATTCCATTTGCATGTACCCAGCGCGCAAATAATCCGCCATTGGGTCCCCTTGCGCAGTTGAGTGATACGGATGTCCAGGAACACCTACCATGTCCTGAGGAAAACCTGGAATCCTGCCTCTCTTATCGTTTGCGATTCCTGCGTAGTTCCGGAAGTCCTCAAACCTGCCCTGGTTGTGGAGCCAGTGAGCTGACGTACCCCTGGCTATCTCGGTGCCCACATCGGAGCCGGGTGATGCCATCCCGACCAGGGTGTTGAATTGCGCGTACTTGGCGGGCGCGTCGTCATCGCCAAAAATTTGCCTGAACCGTTCATAGAGGGGGTCCATTGAGTACCAGCCAGTCATCCCGGTATACAGAGGTGTCCCGCGAGCTTCTGTCAGAACATCTATCAGCCGCTGCTCATTCTGCGGTGTCATTACACCACGAGCTGCAGCTGCTCCTTGGCCTGTTGCAGTTAGGCCAGGCAGAACCCCTAGCACGTTGCCTTGTCGTGATAAGGCAATGTCAGACAGATCTTGACGAGAGACGCCGAAGAGTCGCTGAAGCAGTGGATCTTCTGGCCCAACCTTCGAGTTCGAATCCGCAATCACCTGACGAGGATCGTTGTAGATCCCTGGAAACGCATTCCGTTGAGCAGGATCAACAGTCTGCTGCCCGTGACGCCAAGCCGTCGCTGGGCGCTGATTACGGTACGTGTCAAGAGCAGCAGGAATTGATTCGGGCAGAACTGGACCACTTGAATGCCGCAACCTCGCCCCTTCAAGGTATTCATTCACCGCTGGGTTCTGATCAGCGGCTGAATCGGAAAGCAATTCGGGAGTGGTACTGAGGTTTTTTCCCGTATGCAGCTCCCTGATTCCATTTACTCCGCTAGCTGTAGCAGCCGCTACGGCACCCTCATAGTCGGGTTCGACGTGAGCGACGTGCATAAAGTGATTGCCTTCGCCATCGGTCTCGATGTGGAGGGCGGCCTTTGGGTTTGCGAAAGCGTCCTGGTTACTCGTCAGGAAGTCATGGATATCGTCGGCACTGAACGGTGCGTCACTGGAGACGCTACGGTTGATCTCGTGTGGAACGGCGTAGCCGCTCTGGTGAAGGTCTCCCGTGGTCGGGTTGTAGGTGGCGCTGCCGGTAGTGTCGACAGAGCTGAGCAGGTGCGCCGCCTGGGCCTCCTTGTCAGAGGCTGGGATCGAGTACTTGGCAAGAAGGTTGCCGATGTCCTCAAGTCCTGCCCCAAGCTCGCCACCGCCCTCCGCCATCCTGACGGGGCCACCGCGCGCGAAATCGTTCACGTCCCCGGTGTCGTCGTAGACCTGGGGAATGGGAGGCTTGCGTGGCGAGGGTGAGTTTGCCGCGTCAGACAATTTGCTACCTACGTCTTCAAGTCGGGCCTCCGTTGGAGATATTCGGGTCGCTGGCGTTGGTCCGAACAATCGACCTTGTCCGCGAAAAAGGCCCTGGCCTTCTGGCACGTGATACCCCGCGTAACCTGCGTCTCGAATGGCGTCCTCTGCGTCACTGTATGACGGCGCCCGAGACAGAATCCCAAGCGGATCAGCGGACATGTCGTACATCGAAGAAGCGGGCACAGAAACCCGGTAAGGGGTCTTCGCGCGCAAAGGCTGCTCGATGTCGGCCTGGTCGATGTCGAAAGGGTACAGGCTGACTGTTTTCGTGCCACCGCGTTTTGCTTCCGCGCCCTTCATCCCGGTGCCGTAGTAGGCGGGGTCGAGTGTTACCTGGGGGTCGCTGAGGTTGCTCATGTGCAGGAAGTGCAGCGTACCCGGGTCCGTGGGGATCTCCTGCTTGTTCGCGAGGTCGAAGATTGCGAGCTGGTCATTTGCCTGCGCCTTCTTGACGGCGGTCGCGAAGTCTGGCTCGACGTGAGAGACATCCAGGTAGTGCTTGCCGTCACCGTCGACGTTATGCCAAACGCCCACGTGCGCCTGCGGGTCTGATGCGAAGGCGTCATCGTTTTGGTGCACGAATCCCGCGAGATCCTCGGCGGTGGGCGGATTATCAAGGATCAGCTGCCGAGCCTTGTGCGTGCTCACCGCGTAGCCCTGATTCTTGAGCCCCTCGCGCCCGAGCGTCGCGCCGCCGGTCGAGGTGATGGATTTTTCTGTTTCCGGGGCGTACTTCGCAAGCAGCCGCGCGATGTCGCTCAGGGCCGCGCCGCCCTCGGCATATGCTTGGCTCCCGATGTAGCTGTTTGGGTCGAAGTGCGGCATCTCGCCAACCTCGGCGTCATCCGCCGGCACCTGCTTCGGCACCGTGTAGACCGGGCGCCCGTTGTTGCTGACGCCGACGTCGCCGTCGGTCGGGTCAAGCATGTGCGTCACGTCCTCGTTCCGGAGCGCGCCGGGGATCTTCTCGAAAGCCTTGGCGGCGGGGACGCTGAGCTGGGTGTCGGAGTGGAAGTCCAGGCCCTTGCTGTGGGCGTCGGATATGGCGTCAGAGAGGAGATCCCTCCCTATCCCCTGCCCCTGGTAGTCTGGTGCCGTGTCCTGCCGTATGGCCTGTACGGCGCCCCCACGTGGCACGGTCGTGACGTGCGCGATCTGGCGCCCCGTCTGGGGGTCCATGGCGACGAAGGTGGTACCGTTGTCGGGGGCGCTGAAATTGGGTGGTACCAGGGACGGGTCGAGTTCGCTGGGGTGGATCCTAGCCTTGACATAGGCCGGCTCTTTCATCCTCGATGCGACCGCGCCCTCGTGCTCAGCCTGACGCCCTACGAACTCGCTCGGCGGTACCTCAGGTAGCGGGAGGCCCTCATCATATCGGCGAGAGTTAGCCGCCTGCTCCCGTGCCAGCGTGCGAGCTGTCGTGCCGTCGTCAAGTAGGGGCGAAGTGCCGTATTTACTGAGTAGCTCGTACGCAGACCGCTCGCCGGCAGATTCTGGCGCGGCCTCAGGGAAGCCGGCGTATGGGAGCGACTCACCAAGCGCCCCCACGGCACCACCCAGCTCGGGACGGATGCGCCCCGCCATGTCAGCGGCCATGGGTACGGCCTTGTTGTACGCTTTGAGTGCCGTAATTCCAGGTGCAATGGTTGCCACATAAGGCGCTACCTTCATCGCCGCGCGCGTCACCGGGGCGAGACCGCGCAGCGTGTCCTCTTCTTGGTTGGAGACCGGCCCGGGGCCGTAATCTGATTGGTACTTGCGGATAGCATCGGCGGCGGCGTCCATGCCTTGCGGCAAAACGGACAATCCCTTGATCCCAGACCCGGCTTGGACAGCGATGTCGCGCGCGAACCGATTCAGCAGCTGCGCCGGCCCGCTGGCTGTGTGCAGGTACTGGTCAGCTAGAAGTTCCTGGGCCGTTTTTTCCGCCATGTAACATACCTACGTTGCAAGTGAACCGGCTGTACTCGCCGTGCTCACTGTGGAAATCGATGCGCTGCATCTGCTGCTCGCTGCGGTACCCGCTGGCGGTGTGCCATGCGTCTTTCGCGGCGAGGGTGTTGAAGGCCTCGCAAAATACCCCGCGAAACTCTTGCTGCTTGGTGTGGTGGATGTGGCCGGTAAGAAAGTGGCGGTGACTGGTCTCGCCCCACAGTTTCGGCTGATCGTAGGCCATTATACCTGGTAGGTCGTTGAACTTGCACTGGTCCCCGTGCGTCACCCCGAGGAGGGTTTTCCCGTGCTGGTGGTAGAAGTAGGCCCCGGGGTGCTCGTCGACGATCACGCGCGGATCGTCCTCGTACTTGACCGCCAGAAGGTGAGAGAGCCAGCCGGCGCCGTCCGGGTCGTGGTTGCCCGGGGCGTTGATTATCTTGACGGTGTCGTGCTTGACCAGGGCCACGTCGATCAACCAGCGCAGCGTGCGTGTCGCGGCCCTGACGGCCTTCAGAAAGCGGGTGTCGACGTCGAGCTGCGCCCCGCTGGTGGGAGTCACCGGCTTGCGCCCGTTTGCGTGCAGGAAATCCCCGACGTTCACGATCAGCCCCGTCTTGGACTCCGGGGCGGTCTTGACCAGGTACCCCATCGCGCGCTTCAGGTCGCGCTCGGCGATCTCCAAGTTCCACGCGGCGCCCGTCTCCTCGCCCCAGGCAAGCATGCCGAAGTGCGCGTCCCCGATGACGTAAGCGCTGAGTATGTCCTCGTCGCACAGCAAGGGGCCATCGAACGGTACCGCGCGCGGCAGGCTCTTGACCATCTCCTCGAAAGCCGCCTTCTGCGCGGCGATGTACGCCTCCTGGTCGATGTTGGTCTTGACCCACTGCAGCTTGAGGTTGCCATCGGCGTCGTACAAGGTCGAGGTGCCCTTTGTGTAGTGCCCGTCGGGCGCGGGGAATGCGCCCTTGACCCGTTTCAGCCTTTCACAGACCGTGCTCTGCGCTATCCCGAGTCTTTCAGAGATCTGGCGCTGGCTCAGGCCCTCCGCGTGGAGCTTGGCGATCTGGACTTGACGGTCGTCGGTTTTTTCGTGCATCAGGTACCACCCATTAGACGTATGTTTTTCACTAGCGAGAGGCTCGACAGCTGAACGGAAAGTATTTCGATCCCGTACCGGAATCCGCGCTTTCTGCAAGCTGAGGTGAGCTTGTCGAGGATGCTGTCGTCTGTGATTTCTTCCCAGGTCGATCCGTGCAACACCCTTCCTATCTCGCCAGAGCACGCGTCCCGTATCGCGTCCTCGACGTTTTCAATTTCAAGCATCGCCTTTTTGATGTCGTGCACCTTATGCGTAATGACCGCATTAAATCCTACGGCCTTTCCGTCCCTGGTGGTGATGGAGCCAAAACCAAGGTGGTGAGTGGTCGCTACCACAATGTGGGTAATGACGTGGTCGATGTGCAGCGGCCACATCCAGTGAAACCCCGGCTTCAATTCATCGACAAATTTTCCCAGCCTCAGTCTCACTCCTTCCTCGTACGGTTCAATCACAACCCAAAATCTCAAGGACCCCAAACAGTCAAGCAAAAACTGGAAAAATTGCTCAAGCATTGACGGCTCCGCGCCCATGGGTGTAGGATCATACCTCACCAATAGGAGACTGAAATGTTGCTGATTTTACAGGTTGCCGGAGGCGTGATTTTGGGCGTGTTTGTGGTGCTGTTTTTGATCGGGGTGCAGAGCTACAGGCAGTAGCTACTCGTTGGCCGATACCCCGGCGTTGATGCTGTTGTCGAAGTCTCGGCCAACCGGGCCAGATGCCTGCGTGCCAGGTTGTGGCGTAGGCGCCGGGGACGGGTCGCTGCCCCCGGTGACCTCTTTGATCGCTTGCTGCACAAGGTTCCAGAAGGTGGACTTTTTGTACTGAGGATCCGGGGCTCCGCCGTCCGCCATTGGCTGCTGCGGCTGGTCGGCGTTCAGCGCTTCCGCGCCGGCCAATCGAATTGCTGGGTTGAGCGGCTCGGATGGCTGCTTCGGTTTCAAGTACTTGGCGGCAAGATCGGGGTCAAGCATCGCGGCGCCCATTTTTTGCAAGGCAGCGCGCCGCGCGGAAGCCCCAAGGACCGCGAGCGGCAAAGACACCCCTGGGTGAGTCAGCGTGAGCGCGACCATGCCCGGGTGCCCGAGATCTTCGGATACCGAGTCCGGGCTCGCTATGCGCCGCAATGCGGCGTTCCCGGTGAGATTTTGTGCGGTGTTTGAGCCTACGCTGCGGCCCGCGTTCTGGGCGTACTGTTGCCGCCCCAGATGCTCCCCTGCCGCGCGCAGCGATTCGATGTCTTCGGGGCTGAGCACGCTCTGCCAGGTAGCGCCACGGAACCCGGTCGCGGTCGCGGGCGTGTCTTCATCGCGCAGTGCCTCCGCGAAGCTCGACGGTCGTGTCCCTGTGCCACCGAGATCCCCGAGAGCGGAATTGTACTTTTGGCGCAAGTACTCGCCCAGGTCCATCCGATTGATTGGTTGGCTCATAGCCTGGAATGTCTGCCGCGCCTGCTGGTACTCGGGAGACAGTTCGTCCATTGTCCCGAGAAGCTCGTCCCGCGCCCCCAAGAGGATGCGCTGCTCTGTTCCGTTTCCAGCTCGACCTGCGGCTGAGATCTTGTCGTCGAGCGCGAGCTTGGCGTAGTGCAGCTGCTGGATAGGATTCAGTTGGTCTGGTGAAACCCCATCGTTCGCCGCAAGCTCCTGGGCCTTGGCCATGCTTTCCTGTATCGCGGGGCGCTCCATCAGCGCCGCCAATCTGGGCGATGACGCGGCAGCGATTTGCGCGGCACCCGGGGCGCCGGATGTCGCGGCGCCATACAGATCTTCCGCTTTGAGATTGCGCGCAGTCTCCGCCCGAGCGCGCTCTACCGGGGAGCCGGAAATGTTTTGCAGGATCCCGTTTACCTGGGTCTGGTTCGCGGCGTCCCGGTCACCGAATGCTGTCGCAAGATCGGGCTGGTTGCGCAGCGTCCTGTCCAAACCAGCAAGCCCAGGATTTTGCGCAAGCTGCGCGGTAGTCGGCTGAAAACCGTACTTGGCGGCAAGGTCTGGGGCGCCGTTGGCAAGAGCGCGCTGCCTGGTATATAGCGCGTTTGAGGCGGCCAGCGCGCCCCCGTTCGTTCCAGAGTCGGCAGCGTTCTGCATGACACGCTTCGCGGCAGACTCGCCCCCGGTCGCAATGTCCTGAGCAATGTGCACAGCCGGCGCTACGCCCGGAATTTTCATTGCCCCGCGCCCCGCCGCGTGGGCCATGTTTCCAGCCTCTCCAGTCAGTAGCATCCCGGCGCCTTGAAGGCCGGTGTTCGCTGCGGTCCCGAGTAGCGGCGATCCGGTGACGTCGGACACTTTTTGCCCCAACTGGTCGGCTGCTTTGGGAATTATCCCGGCGATATCTTGCACGGCTTGGCTCGTGGCCTTTCCGCCCTCGGTGCGCGGCTGGTACGTCAGCGCATTCTGGACGCCGTTTACGATGTCTGCAGGATCTTTGTCGGTCAGGCCCAGCGCACGCGCCGCCGCCGTGCCCATGCCAGCGTACCCGGCGATAGGCTGCGCCACGGCCCCGGATATCATCTGTGCGCCGGTTTCAAGTGGCGCGGCTACGGCATTGCCGTACATGCGCGCGGCCTTGTGCAGCATCCCCTCCGGCGGCGCAGCGCTCGCGTTTGGCTCTGCTTGCTGCGGGGTGACTGGGGTAGCGTTCAGCTGCGCAGCGATTGCCATGGCCGCAGCCTTTCCGCGCTCCGCCACAACCGGGTCGCTGCTGTTGGAGTCATTGTGCGCGGCCTCAAGCGCCGCCAGTAGCTGAGGATCGAGTTGCGACATTTACTGTGCCGGGGGTGTGGGCGCCGGACCCTGCTTGCCGCTCATGTACCATTGCGCCAGTTGCTGCTGGTACGGCGTCCCTTGTTGCTGCCCAGGACGCGCTGGCAGCGTCGGGTCCTTGATTCCCAGCGCGGCCTTGGTCTCAGGTAGGAGCTTGTTGTTGAACGGACTTTTTTGTTCCAAGCCGGCGGCGGTCCAGCGCTGGCGAAGGGCGTCCGTTTTGCCGGCAAGCATCTGCTGCCACTGGTCGATAGCGGACTGAAGGTCCTCGGGCTTTTTGGCGTTCTGTACCGCTTTCGCGATCTGCTGGCGCTCCGCCTCGCCGCCGCCGCCGGGGAGCACGGCCTTTGAAATTTCGCCAGCGACAAAGTCGCGCGCGGCGTCGAAGTTGTTGATCGCGCCGGAGCCGCTCAGACCAAGCTGAGCGCTGACGGTGTTGGCCACCTGATTGAAGGCCGGTGTTCCGGTGTTGTTCAATTGCGATATCAGGGGACGCAAAATCTGGATATGTTTGATCGCGGTGTTCAAGCCATCGAGCGACTTGGAGGTGGCGCCGCTTTCAAAGTCTTTGACCACTGCGGCCTGGGCGCCAGTCATTTGCGTGTTTGCGAAAAACGCCGCCGGGTCGTTACCTTCTTGCTGCGCACGCTGGTGCACTGCTTGCCACAGCTGCGCGTTGACCACTGGATTGCGCGAGTAACCCGCCGGGGCCTTCCCGGTCTGGTACGTGATCTCGACAGCCTCCGGCGTAACCATCCCCGTCATCGAAGCCTGCGCCGCAAGTTTCGCCTTCGCAGCCGCCGCCGCCTCGGTCGCTTTTTGGGCCTCGTCTGCGGCGCGCATCTCCGGGTGATCGATGAGCTTTGTCGGGTCGTTGGGGTCAACCGTGTAGTACTTGTCGAGAAGCTGGTTTTTGTTGGCAGCGTTCGCCGAGTTGTTGATGTCTGATTGCTGCAAACGCATGCGCTGGATCAGAGAGTTCATTTGGGCGTTGGTCTGGCCAATTGTCGCCTGTGGTCCGGCCTGGGCGTACTGCGCCAGGAGCTGGTTCTTTTGCATTTCAGCTTCGCGTTGCTGCTGCAAAGCGTCCGCCTGAGCGCCGTACATCTCGCCGGTCCCGACTCCGTTCCCGCGATGACTCAAGATAGCGGACGCGGTGCGCAGCTGCGTCTCGCGGTCGCTTGGTCCGGCCTGCATATCCATCAGGCGCTTTGTCGCGGCGTCAATCTGCGCCTTTTCTTCTGCGTACGCGTCCGCCTGCCTCTGCGAGGCGGTGGAGTATTGGCTTTGCATGTCCGCCATAGCGGCGCGCGATGCGTCAGCCCTGGCCTGCTGATCAGCCTTCGAGCCCGTCACACGCTGCAACGGCGAGGGTTGCTCCCCGATAAGAGGGTCAGGCGAATTTGAGTTTGAACCGGGATCTTCGACCTCATCGTCGTCCATGATCCCGATGCTGTTCACGTTATCGGTCATCGGCTATTCCTGAGGTGAGCCAGTCCGCCCTTGCGGTAAAAGGTTGTCGGGGTCGTGACAGTGTTCCCCGGGTTCGCGGTGCTGATGCCTGTGCTTGTGCCTGTATTGATCGCGCCAGTTCCAACGCCCGTACCCAGGAGGGTGTTGAGGGGCGAGGAGGTGGTGCTGCCGTTGAGGCTGTTGCCGTACTGGTACTGCACGGTCGCCTCAGGAACCTGGATCCCGTTGAGCGCGCTCTGCATCTCGCTGGCTTGAGTCAGCGGGTAATTGAGCTGGTTCAGGTAGTCCTGGTACGCAAGATTCAGGTTTGACTGGTTGTAGCCCTGGTTCTGCTGGCCGAGCGTGTTCTCCTGGTTTTCGGCGGCGATCTGGTTCGCCTGTCCCTGTGTGCCGACGTTCGAGAGCGCGCTCCCGGCGTTGATCGCGTTCGTCGTCCCCTGGCTGTTGAGCTGTCCGGCGGTGTTCGCGGCGGTGAGGTTGTTCTGCGCGCCGGCCTGGGCCGCCGTGAGCGAGCTGTTGTAGCCACTCTGCAGCGCCTGGGACTGGGCGTTGTTGATGTTCTGCTCGTTCTGCTGCTCGGCGTTCTCGATCAGGTTCGCGCCCTCGGTCGAGCTACCGGTGATGTTGCCGGATCCGATGATGCTCGACTGCAGCGCGGGGAGCGTGTAGTTGTTGAAGTTCGTGTTCGCGGCGTTCGCTATCGCGCTCGTGACGTCCTGATTGTAGGGGTTCATGTACGAGTTGACGGTGTCGTACGTGGGCGTGGTCCCGCTATTCAGGTACGGCTGCGCGGCCCCGAGCGGGTTGTTGCTGCTCGCGCCCTGCTGGATCAGGTTGGACGCGGCCTGGGTATTGCCCGAGGCAGTGCTCGACAGGGCCGGTGCCTGACTGTAGGCGTCCTGGGTCAGCTGGTCCTGCTGAGCGATGCGCGGGCCCTGGTATGTCTGGTAGGGCTGCGCGGCGAACTGCGCCGCCGTGTTCAGGATCTGGGAGGTGTAATCCGTGTACCAGGACGGGAGCGAGGTGCTGCTCTGGCTGTAGTTAGAGGTCGCGCCCGGGGTCACGCCCTGGTTCAAGAACGCGAGCGCGCCTCCGGCGGAGCTGCTCATTGCTCACCCTTGGGCAGGTACTGCTCCGGCTCTTTTGCGTCTGGTGCCATCTTTCCTTTTGCGAGGGCCGCGCCCTTGTGCTTCCTGAGGTTCTCGCGGAACTGGTCGAACTTTTTTGCGCCTGCGCCGTTGTCGCCGTTGCCGAGCATTGAGACCGTCTGCGCGTCCATCACATACTCCCCGTTGGCGAGCCGCGCCGGGATGTCGTCCGAGGTGCCATCACCTGGGCCCTTGACGTGCCGCGAGACCGCCGCTAATGCCCCACCGCCGGCCAAGCCAGGACCCCCTGGCGTAGGACCCACCATGACCGGGGATCGGCCAGGAGGAACCGCCGTGCGCGCGTTCTGGAGCCAGGAGGCGAGGCCGTTACCGGTGCTGGCTTTTGTGCCAGAGGTGGCGCCGCCGCTCGCGCGCATCATGGGCCTGCCAAACTGTGGCCGCACCGGCTGAGTGCCCATAGTCGGCATACCCGTTTTGGGTGCAGTCCCACCCATTGTGGGTAGGCCAGCGGGCGCGGTCGGGCGCGCGAGCGGGGCCTGCATCGCCGTTGGCGCGGCGTTGGACGTTGGCAGCACCGAGGTGGTGTTGATTCCGGGATTGATCGGGGGCAGAGTGGCCTGCCCCGGAGACTGCAGCCCGACCGGCCCCGCCATCGCGAACCGTTGCGGCGTGGTCACCCTGCCGCCGCGCTTCATCGAGGTGGGCATGGTCGCGGTGGGGCTGCTCTGCGAGCTGGTGAAGAAGCTCGCCTGCGGCCCCTGCCCGTACGTGTAGTAGTTCGGGATCATGGGGTTCGCCTGGGTGCGGGGCGCGTACCCCGTTCCCGGGGAGCCTGCGGTCAGGCCCTGGTAATTGCTGTAGTTGTAGCCGCCCGCCGGCCCGTACTGGGTTCCGCCGGAAGCGCCAGCAGAGCCGGTGCCGCTCGATCCCGCCGAGCCATTGAACAGCGCCGGGGGGTTGAAGGTGGGCGTCATGGCCTTGTTCTGCGAGTACTGTCCGGCGGCGCTGAGCAACCCGGCGAGCCCTGTCAGGGCCGAGGACGTGCCGCTGCTGCCGCCGAGTCCGAGCGCCTTCAGAAGCGCGCCGAGCGCGCCCCCGCTTGCGGCGGACGCTGCCGATGATCCGCTGCCTGATCCACTGCTCGAACCGCTGGTGGCCATTTTTTGGCCAGCCTGGGTACCCACTGTGGTCGAAGATACCGGGTTCAGTCCGTCATCGTCACCAATCGCAAACGGGTTGCTGGAGTACGCGACCGGGCTTTGCCCAGTAACCGTCACCTCCGGTAGGGTGTCCTGTGATGGGGTCTGGGTTTGTAGTGGCGTTGGGGTCGAGTAGTCTTGCTGCCAAGGTGCCGTGCCGCCGTCGTCAGAAAAATATGGCATTACAGGTCACCTTCATCCGGGTGAACGCAAATCCATAGGGAGTCCGCGAGCGCATGAACCGCATGGTACTGGCCGGCGGAAATCACCACCGACTGAGGCTTTTCTGTGGCGTCGATTAGCCGCTGAGAGTCATCCGTTTGCACCATAACTTTGCCCGATGCGAGCAAGCTCAAGTGATCGTACGAGTGCTTGTGCTTGATGATTCTTTGTCCCGCCGTGAGGGGCACTACTTTCGCGGCAATGCCGGCGCCGCGCAAGTCAGTCCCGGCGTTTAATTGCGCACCACTGGCCTGTAACTTTTCCGCTCTTTGAGTGACTATTCCGCAGCCCATTTTATGTTCCTGGTGTCGGTTGGAAGAAAGAGGCCTCGGGCCCCTGTCCGTACGTGTTGTAGTTCGTGATTCCCGGGTTGACCTGGCTCATCGGCTGGTACCCGAGGCCCGCGCTACTGAAGTTGTAGGGGCCAATGTTCGTTGTCGACGAGGACGTCACGGGTGTCGGGCCGCTCATTGGCTGAGTTCCCAAGACCTGGGTCGGTGCCGGCGATTGCGTTGTCGATGCGGTCGCGGGCGGCGACTGGTTGACGGTTTGCGCGCCGACCTTGGCCGCAGGTGTCGGTGTCGTCGGGGCCGACGCCGCAGGGGTGGGCGTCGTGGTGGGGCTGGTTAGGTACTTGCTAGCTAGAGCGCCCCCTATTGTACCAGCTGCGTTGCCAATCATTTTGTTTCCAGTGGCCGCGCCCAAGGCGCCGCTGGCGGCCCCGCCTATCCCGCCCACTAGCGCACCATTTGACGCGTTTCCGCCGGTAAGCGCCGCCCCTAAGGCGCCCGTGCCTGCGCCGATAGCTCCTTTGGTAATCGCCGACGCTGCCGTGTTACCAATGCCGGTACTTGATCCCAGTGCGCTCGCCAAGGGAGAGGCAGCCGCCCCAAGACCCCCGCCTATTGCCCCAATGAGGGCGTCCTGGCCAATGTTTTTTCCGCCGCTACTGAGGACGCTGTTAGCCACACCGCCCACTGCGCCCGAGGCCGCCCCAGTCCCGACCGTTCCCGCCGTGGTTGCGCCCAGGCCGGCGCCCGCAGCAGATCCAAGAACGGCACCTGTACCTGCGGTGAGCGCGCCAACGCTCCCAGCTAACGCAATCTCACCAGCCAATCCTGGCTCAGCGCTGAGTTCTTCTTGGTAATTACCCCAGTTGTTTAGCAGGCTGTTATCTGCGGCTAAGGTTTGCTGGTCCTGGGGGCTGTTCGTTCCATCACTGGCAGTGGTCCACACTCCGTTTGGGTTGCTGGATGTAACAGAGCCAGGAACCAGGTGCTCACCAGCAAGAACTGCCTGCTGATCTTGCTCATCAAAACCAGCAGGGATACCATCGCCGACGGTGGTCGGCGCCTGCAAATTGTTTTGTGCGGCGTAAGCATTTGCTGCGTTCTGCGCTGCGATGTCCGATGGAATCGCAGCATTTGCTGCGTTCTTAGCTGTTTTAATGGCGGCACTGGGTACGTACTTGTCCCAGTTTACTCCGCCATTACCAAACCGAGCAACGCGCTCCAAAGCACCTATCATGTGAATGCCCTGAATTTAAGAAGAGAAACCGACATTGCTGTTATTGTTGATCCTGTTAGGTTTTGAATGACGTAAAGCCCACCGGTATACCCAATGTTGATTTTTCCGGAAGTTCCAAGTGTCCCGGTAAATGAAGATCCTGCGATATTGGTTACGTACGCAGATCCGAATGCCAAGAACGCGTAAGCTGCCTGAGAAGATGGCGCTATTTCGTAGCACACGACAAGACCAGACCCGACTGGCAGGCTTAAAGACGCGTTATTCGCCAAAGAAATTTCGTTTGTTCCAGATGTTGTGCTGGCTCCGGTCCAGTCAAATTGCCACGCTGTCGCGGGGCCAACAAACGAAGAAATAGAGCTTGCGGTTGCAGCAACAACACCGTCACCGCGCACCTGAAAAAGGTTTGAGCCAGATTTGCTTTGCGCGACAAAAGAAAAGTCTGAGCTGTTGCTGCCGGCTACCGAAAGTATTCCGTAGCTACTGCCGGTTGTTGATGATCCGTAAAAAAGTCCTGCGTAAGATCCCGCTGGAGTTGTCGCTACGGTAATCGGCGCACCTGATGTACTGTTAAATGTGGTCGCGCCGTAATCGGTAATTTGCCACAACACCGCATTGTAGGCGTCGTTCGTTATTTGCAGCAGGCCAGGTGTAATAACGCGAATTGTCTTGCTGGGGGTGGTGGATCCGTTTCCGACCATTCTCAGGTTGACGCCGTTGGTGTTCCCGGTATCGGAAATGGTCACCAAGCCCGTGGTGCCAACACCCGTGTAGCCGCCAGTAACCGACAAGCCCACGCCGGTCGAGTAATTCCCTCCCGTGATGCTGACCGCAGAGCCGGATGTTGCGCCGCTGAATGTGGCGGTCTTGCTCGTATAATTGACTGCTAGGGGGCCTAACAGTGAACTAAATGTGAACCCGTAGGTGTTGCGAATCCCAGAGACGACACTGTCCGCCGGGACGATCTCTGTCCCGTTCGGTGAGGTGCTCTGGTTCAGCGCTAGCGGGTACACCGCGCCGCTGATTTTGATGTTTGCCATTACTGGGTCACTATGGTCTGGTACTGTTGCGTGCACAGTTGAAAGCTGTGCTGGTCTGTGATGTTCCTGGTTGTCGCCGATGTCCCGCCGCCGCTGCCGCCAGATCCTGCGGCGCCGGATGCGTTCTGCAGGCTCAGAGCGAGCTGCTGGCCCCAGGTAATCCAGTCATCGAAGTCGTACGGGTTCGGCGGATTGAGCGCGCCAAGAGATGGGCTGTTGTAAAAGATGCAGCCCCACGCCTGCCAGTCGGTGCCCTGCATCTCGGAGACGTTCGTGTACTGGCCGATGGTGTAGTTTACCGCGTCCGTCCACGGCACCAGGTCCATGAACGTCGGGTCCGGTATGTACACCCTAGGTGCTCCGCTTGCCGTCCGTCTGGATGTGGATGAACGACTGACCCGCCTGGAATGTCCCGCCAAGGACGTTGCTTTGGATTTGAAGCCGCAGAATGCGTGCCGTGTCTTTGAGTGGCACGCTCTGGTTGAGCGCGCTCGTGCTCTGCGAAGGAGAAACCGCCGCCCCTGTCGGGCCAGGTTGCAGGGTCACCTGAGAGCCTTGGACAACTGGCGCGTTCGCGTTGTTCTGTTTGAGCACGGTCACGGTCATGTTGCCCGATATCAGGTAATCAGGTTCGAGTATTTCGATGCTCGTGGTCGCGTCGATAGGCGTCTGCGCCTTGAGTGCGCTGATGGCTGCCGTGGTGTAGTAGCTGTTCACCGCGTTCTGGTATGTTCCATTGATCTCGTCGGTGCCCTGCTCGTGCTCCCAAAGGTTGTAGTACGTCGCCGACGTCCCGGTGACGCTGGAGCTGTAGCCCAAGGTACCGGTCATGATTGGTCCAACGAGATTGTCCGGGTACAGTCCCGCGCTGCGCCCGCCGTTCGGGAGCACGGTGTCGTACCAGTACTTCTCGCGGTAATTGTAGATCACCGCGTGACTGCACTCGGTGTTCGATCCGCGCGGGTAGCACCACCAGATCTCCCCGTACCTCGGAAACTTCACGGCGTAGCTTTTGCCGGCGTAGGTCTGGTTGATGCCGTCGAAGAACCAGTTCAGGTTCATCGAGTTCGGGATCTCTTGCACCACGCCGTTGTACATCAGGAACCGGTCGACGCCGGCCCACAAGAACGTGCCGTCGTGCTCGACGATGCACCGGTCACTGAGAACCGATGACTGGCACGTGAGCTGGTCAAACTGCCATGTACCGTTCGGTACCCCGATAAAGGTCGCCCGGACTACGCTGTCGATGCTCCAGAAAATGCCTGCGGGGCTGTAGCCGCCACCTCCGCGCAATGGGAGGCCCTTGATGATTTTCTGGTTTGTGATCTCGGTTGCGCCAACGTAGAGCGAGCCGAGGGCGGTACCCTGGAAATCGGTAGGGTATCCGGGCGATGACCACGCAAAGAACCCGTTGTTGCCGTAGACGATCATGTACGGCGCTAGGCTGACGCACCCCCCGCTTATCCCGTTCGGGAAAAGCGATTGCTGCGTGCCGTTGTGCCCGTCGCTGCCCGTCCCGTAACCCTGAACCTGCGTGATAGTTGTTGGGTTGTAGATAGGGGTCGAGTACAGCGGAAAGTTTTCGCCATTGGCGGGGTCCAAGAGATTTTGATTCGGGAACAGGAACAGCAGCGTCTGGTTGGTCGTGTTGTCGTACTGCGAGTCCATCTGCCAGCTGTTAATCTGCGACGGTGGCTGTCCGTTGACGGTGTTCGACGGGAGCCCGGTCGTGGTCGGGTTCGTCGTCGCGGGAAATGTCGGGTTTTGGACGCTGGAGCAGACCCCGAAATTGTCAATCGTGAACGTGTCGAGAGCGTTGTAATTGCCGGCGGCGAGGTACCGGTAACCGCTCTGCGCCTGACTGAAAAGCATGCGCTCGATACCGGTCAGGTATGGTTGGATAACCTTGTAGCCGCCCATCTTGCGCGGCAGTCCGCGCTGCCAGCGGCACCATTGCCCGTCGGTCGCTGCGGCGGCGGCGAGGAACGTGCCGTCACGTTGGATCCCTGGCTGCGACGCCAGCGGGACGACGCTGAGTGCCATTACCCAATCGCCATGGCAAAGCAGACAGAGTCCGCGACCGATGTCGCGGCGATGGCGGTCTGTGCTGCGGAGTTGCTGGTTGCTGTAAACACAGCCGCGCCTATCGAGGTGCCGCCGAGGTTCGTGACGGCGGTCGTCGCCGTGGTCGCGCCTGTACCGCCCTGTGCAACCGTCACGGGGACGCTGGTGATGGCGCTGGAGGGGGTCGCGGTGTAGACGTTGGAGCCGTCGCAGTACAGGATCTGGCTCCCGTTGTAGGCCACCTGCGGGGGCGTGGGAGTGGTCTGGCCGCTGGTTCCTACGCTGAGGGTGTAGGTTGCGTCGGTCTGGTTGTTGACCCAGTACTCTTGCTTTGTCGAGGGGACGATGATCTCAAGGTTCCCGGCCTTGGTACCGGTAAACCTGTAACCTACCTGGTTGAGCTGGGTGCCGCTGATGGCGTAGGTGCCGCTGAGGCCGCTGACGCTGATGGTGACGAAGTTGAACGCGGCCTGGATCGATGGCCCAAGGCCAATGGTGTACCAGTTCGTGCCGTCGGTGACGATGAATGCGCTGTCGTTCGGGTTCATGTTCAGCGGCGTCGCGCCGTTGATCGTGTCCGAGCCGCTGTTTGCAATCGAGAGCACCGAGGACCCGCTGTTGCGGACCTGGATGTAGAAACCGTTACCGGCGGTAGCCGCCAGCGGGAGAGTAATCGTCCCGACGCCGCCCTGCCAGTTGAAGAACTTGTCCCTGTCGTTGACCCCTGCGGTGTAGTTTGCGGAAATGTCGCTGATCAGCATGTTCTGCGCGAGCTGAGAGCCCAACGCGACAAGCCCATTTCCGGCGATGGCGGCGACTGATGGCTGCGCAACCGCCGCCCCGTACTGGAAAGCGAACCAGGTACCGGCGGATGTGGTGTTGCTTTGCAGGTAGTAGAAGTAGACGCTGCCCGCCGCCTGCGAGGCGACGATCACGGCGCCGCTGTTGTTGTAGACCGCCTGCGGGTACGCGCTCAGGTTGTTGACGATGATGAACGTGCCCGTGCCGACCGAGGTCGCGGGCGGCAATATCAGACCGTAGCTGCCCGTGGTCGAGGTGTTGATGTCGATCAGTGGCGTGCACAGGTTCGAGTTCGGCGCGGTCTCAAGCGGCCACTGCAGTTGCAGCGTCGCCGTGAGCGCGATGCTGTTGTATGCCGCGAGCGCCGGGGCTACGAGGGCGCCAGTGAAAACTGAGGTGTATGAGGTCATGTTTCCTGCCGGGTAGTGTTGCGGTCAACGATACCGGCTTTCGATTCGCCGTTCAGGACGGCGGCGGTGCGGTCGTACATCGCTTGCCAGGTTGCGATACGGTCGTCGTTCTTTAGGAACGGGCTGCACTCCAAAAGGGTTGAGTACAGCAGAAGGTTCGGGGCGTACTGGGTAATCCAGTTCGTGGTGTTCGTCGAATCGAGCAGCGCCGGCTCTTCGTAGTAGACAATCTCGAACGGGTACGCCGCGTCCGGTGTCGGCGCGAATATCAGGTTCTGGTACGAGTAGTCGGCGTAAAACTTCGGGGGTGCGGCGGTACCGTAAACGCTGGTGCTGGTCTGGCTGTCATCCGGCCAGTATTGGCGAATGTATTCGTAGCTCCTAGGAAACACCTGCTGACGAACTGCGTTCCCGGTCGCTGACTGGGCGACGTTGATCGAGATGATCTGCCGCCACCGGTCGGGCTTCGCGTAAACCGGGAGCGATGCCTGCATGGTCGAGTTCACTGCCTGAACAAAACCGAGGACCTTCAGCTCGCGCGATATCCTGCGCTCGGCGAAGTTGATCAGCTCAGGAAGCTGAGCGTACACTAGTGGGTCGCTCACTGTGCCGCGCTCCAGATAATTCTGGACGTCGGTCTGCAGGCTGTTGAAGGTCATCGAGGTAGGCATCAGTGGTGGCTCTTGGTGAAAAAATCAATCGCGTACCCGGCGCCAGCGCCGAGCAGGCTACCGACTCCGGTCAGAGCGGCGAGGACGCCCTTCTGGCGCGCCGCGCCCAGCTGCAGCTTCTCGATCTTTGCAGCCGTCAGCTCAGCGGCGGCCTTGACCTCCGCGACGTGGTCCTTGAACTGGTTCGCGATGTGCGAGCCGTTCGCTTTCACGGTCCCGAGATCCTCGCGGATGCTCAGGAGCACATTCAGCAGGTCGCGGTTCGAGACATCACTCATTTGGATGCCCTGGATGTGGTGGTCGTGGTGCTGGTGGTGTCGCGCGTGCTCTGGAAGGCCTGGTGCTTTTCCACGGTCCTGAGCGCGCCCATGCCGAGCATGCCGTACGTAAGCTGAGTCAATGAATCATCGAGCCCAGGGAGCGTGACCGGGTGACCCGCGAACGCAGAGCCCCACTGCAGCAGCGGCCTCAGCAGAAACTGAAACCCAAAGGCGGCTGCGCATACCCAGCCGATGGCGGGGCGCCAGCCGGCGACGAAGACGTTCGTGCTTGCGGCTTCGGTCTTGTCGACATCGGACTGGTTGACGGTAACGGACTGCAGCTGCGCGAGTTCGTCCTGCAGCTGGCCCTGTAGCGCCAATTGCTGTAATTCAGCTTTTGCGGCAGCCGCCGCCGCTTTATCTGGTATTATACGGTCTATAATATTCAGGATTGGAGATATTATGGTGTCCCAGATTGCCATAAAGCACTGTTCCGCTTGCAAGAAATCGCTACCAACATCGGAATTTAACCGATGCAGATCCACCAGAGACGGCTATCAGTACGCATGTAAGGCTTGCAGAAAAGCCTGGGATCTTGCGTACCGCGCCCAGAAGGGCACCGCATTTTTTACTGCGGCACATCGGCGCCGCAAATGGGGCATAACCCCAGAGCAGTACGATGCGATGCTCAGCGCTCAAAATGGCGCGTGCGCCATCTGTAATCTAGATTTTAGCACCGATCCCGAAACGCCTCACGTTGACCACTGCCACGCTACTGGAAAAATTCGCGGCTTGTTGTGCGCCCAATGCAACCTTGTACTTGGGGCCTCGCGTGATAGACCTGAAATATTAATGTCGATGCACAATTACCTGACTGGGTAATTACGCTTTCACTCCCAGGTTGATCTCGTTGGCGCTAAGCTGCGCCTCGACGGCGGTCGTGATCACGCGCGAGAGCCACCCACGACCATCGACCTTGAAGTTTGACATCTGCGTGTACGCGACGGCGCACTCGGTCAGGAAATTGCACAGCACCTCCTTGGGCGGTTGAGCGGTTGCCAGGCCGATGGTTATCTGGCCTATGACTCCATCGACTGTGCCGGCGCGCAGGCTGCGCTGCAGAGCTTTCGCGGCGCCATCGACGCCGAGGTTGACTCCTTCCTTGAACAGCGCAATCGCGATAGGGTCGGGGAAGTTCGAGCAGCGGAGCCTGTTCCAGAAATCGCTCAGGTATATGGACTTCGCCTTCTGCAGCGTCAGGCCAGCGATGTCGACGTCCGGGTACGCGGCGGCGCTGATGCCGTACATCGTGCCACGCATTTCGCCCACCTCGCACTTGCCACCGGTCCAGTTTCCCGGGTCGCGCTCGTCGGCTGAGTACTTTCCTTCCAGGCCGATCAGCTGCTGAAATGCTGTGTCGAACGCGGACATGCTACACCTGCGCCCCAGGGACGGCGGGAAGCGGCGGCGTTACAGGAATTTTTGCCTCGTGCGGCGCCAGGTGCTGCTTCACCATGGCGACGTACTTGGTGACATCTTTCTCAGCGTCCGTCAGCTGCGCCTCGATATCTTTCAGGATCTCGTGCACCATTTTCGCCGGCTGCTCACCAAGAGCCGCGACGACACGCTTCAGACCTTCCTCAGTAAAAACAAGAACATGATTTAGCATGGTATCTCCTTAGCTGAAAACAAAAACCACTTGACCGTAGCTGCCAGTTAAACCGGAAGCGAAATTTCCTAATGCGCCACCTCCAGGGACTGTTCCTCCAGCTCCCGAGAGCCCACCAGCGCCAGGAGTGCCTGACCCACCTGAACCTCCAGCGCCGCCGCTTGCGTTCGTAAAATTTCCACCACTTGCACCCCCTCCTGCTCCTCCAACCGTTCCAATTCCAGGTGCCCCGGAGTTACCGGTAATCGTAGAGATCGAAAATGTTCCAGAGCTTACCGTTGCAGAGGATCCTGAATTTCCAGGAGGACCACCTACGGGCGCGTTGTAGTTAAGGGTCAGACCGTTAGAGGTTGCGACATTGATGTTTTGCGAAGATGCGTAACCACCACCTCCGCCGCCGCCGCCGCCGTTGACGTTTCCACCGCTGCCGGCTCCAGGACCCTGCACAGAAACATTCATGTAGGTAGCCCCTACCGGGATAACCTGCGAGCCGCTCTGTCCGTTGTTGTATGTGTACGTTACCGGGGAGAAAACAAATCCGGTACCTATCAGCATCTGCTGTATGCCCATTTTAGCTCAATCCCGTGCCGCTTATGCGCCAGGTGGTGCTGCCGGTCTTGAGCGCGGTCGCGATCCCGTACGTGGCCAATGTCCTCGTGCCGGTAGAGCCGCCGGGAGACAGGTACATTGTATCGGAGTTGATGGCGATGCTTATCGCAGAGCCGCCCGAGTTTACAAACGTGATGGCCGTTCCGATGGGGTAGGCGACGCTTGAGTTGGCGGCAATCGTGACGTTGTTCGTGTTCTGGATGCACTTGTTGGCGTCGCCCAATACCGTCGTGTAGTTCGCGCTTTGGACGTTTACGGGAATGCCAGCGTAAATTGGGTTACCATTAAGCAGCAAGCCGCTGCTGGTAGAAGATGATCCGATGGTGACGTTTCCGCCCGCAGGATTCAAGGCAATCGAATAGTAGACCGACGAGGTTGAGCTAAATCCAGACTGAATCCATTGCGCGTACGGATCTCCTGCGGTGGCGGGGTTTTGACCAAACGCGAGGTAGTTTCCGCCAGATCCTCCAACGTACAGGTAGGCGTTGCTGAGGAATGCTCCTGTTCCTGGGGTCAGCTGGTACGAGCTGAGCAGAGAGTGCTGCACCGCTTGCCCTGTCGATGCGGCGGTGAGCGACTTGAGGATGCTCAGGCACCCTGGACCGTTTTGTGTGGCCCCGCCGATGGCGACCGAGCCATCGCCGCGAATGTTGAAGTACTGCGCGGTGGATGCGGCGTTGTTGACGTTGAACGAGGTGTCGGAGGAATTGGTTCCCGCCAGAATCGACAAGCCATACGAAACCCCCGAAGTGGTAACGCCGCTGACCTGCGCCGAATACTGACCAGAGACCCCGGACACGCTAAGCGCTAATTGTCCGGTACCGGCCTGCGCGTACAGCGCCGGCAGTGACGCTCCTCCGGTCACGCTCAGACCGTAATTCGTTCCAGGGTTCCCAATCACTACGCCGCCAGTGGCGTTGACGTACAGGTACTGCAACGTGTTGGCGTTATTATTTACCGCTAACGCCTGCCCAGAGGCTTGCGAAACTATTCCGACATTCCCTGTAAATGCTGAATTCCCGAATACCGAAAGCGCGCTCTGGCCGGAGGAGCCACTAAGGGTGAGAGCGACATACCCCGACGGCGCCGTAATCGATAGCGCGGCGTACAGATTCTGAACGGCGTTACCGAAAAGACGCATCAGCTTGCCGCCAGCGAGGAGACGGTGATGTGAGCGGCATTTGCCGCGCTCGCGATGCCGCGCAGTGTCCAGCCATTGGTGAGCATCAGCTTCGCGACATTGCCCCCGATCTCCAGCGTGTCACCGACCGCGATGGGTGCGTTGTAGGCGATGTAGTAATCGGTGGTGCCGTTGTAAAGGCTAATGCTGACGGTGATCGCGGCGCCGCTGACATTGGCGACCGTGATCGCGGAGATGATGGCGCTGTTGGTGGGCGTCGTGAATACCGTGCCGATAGTGGTCGGCATCACGAAACACTGCGGGGCCTGGATTGTGCTGGTCTGCATTACGAAGAGTTCCCAGTAGATGGAAGCTGCGCCGCCTGCAGACCGTCGTCAGGGAACTGCGAGGGCGGCCAATTTGAGTCGCCCGGGGCGACTGATGTGTAGGGCTGGATCGGGAGAGGAGTGTCCGGCCTCGGGTACTCCAGGGTGATGTCCTCGGTCTGTGGCGGCGGCAGACGGTACGGGTCGAGCATGTCCGCGCAGCCCCACCCGCCGGCCCATGAGCCCTTACCGGTCATTGTCCCGGGCGTTCCGCACACCATGAGCCCGGGGCTGTTTGGGTCTGGCGAGAGATCATCCAGCGGGAACTTTAGGCTGCATCGTCCACAGATACCAATTGCCACCGTGGTTCGACCATGCGTGTCGATGTACAGGCTCATAAACCATACACTGCGTTGTTGTGTGCAATTGCATGCCAAGATATTGACGGCAATCGCGCCGCTTTAATTTTGTATTCCGCACGAAAAGCTTTTGGAGACTCCTTGGTTACGCCATCGACATTGCGACGGTTAAATGTACGAACCCTGTGGCAATTTGCGCACACGACGTCGCATTTGCGGATTTCCTCGTTAAGCTTTTCGCGTGACACCATTCGCGTGCAGCAAATCTCCGAAATATTGAACATTTTCTCGCCACGAACATGATCAAAATCCATTGCGTACCGATGGAAATTTTTGCCGCAATCTGCGCACGGAACATCCTTGAAGGTGTCGATGTATTCGCGGACCTTTCGTTTGTACCTTGTTTGAATCTGAGCATTTGTAAGCTTTTGATTCATTTAGTGTAAACCCCGATATTTGTCTGGAACTTGACGGGTGACTTGTCTCGCTCTTCGCTGAGCGCTCGCCGGTACATTAGGTCCGCCTTGGACGTGATCTGGCTCGTGACGCTGGGATCAACCTCGGGCGTGCAGAACGCCAGCTCCGCCGCGACCTTGTACAAGAACGGCAAGTACCAGCGCGGCGGGAACTCGATGGTATTCTGGAGCGATCCCGGGTCCGCGATCATGCGCTGGCGCCACACGACCATGAAATTCTGGGCAGCGGTTGCGTCAGGGACCTGCCAGACATCCATCTGCGGGTCGAGCTTGCGATCCATCCACCACTGCAGGGGTCGGCCCTGGATTTTCTTGTTGGTCAGGTTCCAGTAGTCGTCTTTGTTAAGCCGGGACATCAGGATGTCTGCGGGGGTATTGTACACCTGGCCCGAGAGCGTTATCGGGAGCGTGTTCGCGGGGCTAATAGGCAGCCCGTTGAGGGTTGTCGCGGGAATAACGCGCCAGTAGATAGCAGAGTTCGCGTTGTCGATGTCGTAGGGGACGTTCCCGGTCAGCCCGAGCGTGGTAGCGCCGCTGCTGTAGACCGTCGTCCAGTTCGCGCCGTCCGGCGCCGTCTGCACCTGAATCGGGAAACTCGACGATGGCCAGTTCAGGCTGATCGTGTCGACCGCTGTCGCGCCGGCAGGAAAGTACCACTGGTACGATGCGGTCGACTGCGTGATCGTGGAGGAGCTGGTCAGGTTCGACATGGTCCGGTAGAACGCGGACTGGACGTCGTTGGTGTTGGGCGGGAGGACGTACTGAGACTGGCCCTGGACGAGCGCGATGACGTGCTTGCCGATGGTCCACAGGGGCGCGGTATCGTTTAGCATGTCGAGCTGGGTCAGGTTCATGATGTCCAGGCCAATCTGGAGCATCTCGCCCGTAATCTGCTGGGGTCGCAGCTTGAGGGCGCCGTAGCACCGGTCCAGGAAGGTCCGGTTGTCGATCAGGATCTTGTTGTACGTCCCCGTGATCAGCAGGGGGTTTACTGTACCTTGCGAAGAATACGCCACAGGTTATTTCCTGCGGCCTTACGCCGCCTTGTGCGTGAAGTGATGGTGAAACACATGCGTCTGCTTCACCCCGCCCCCGTGCGCCATCGCAGGAGCGCCCAGGCCGGGAGGGGGAGACATCCCACCCATCGGTCCACCCGGCGGGGATCCCATCCCTGGGGCCATCCCAGGAGGTGCAGAGCCCATTCCCGGGGCCATCGGCTGCTTGGGCATGCTGTTCCCCGCGAGCGCGGCGAGGGCGCCCATTCCTGGGCCCTTCTTGCTCTTGGCGTGGATCGCGGCGTTCTTGCGTGCGCTGGTGCCGCGCGTCAGCCCGCCCCCGGCCATGCGCTTCTCGCCCTGAGCCTTCTCGGTGCTCTTGCCGGTCGCGTTGCCGCTTGCTACTTCACCCTGCGAGCCCTTGTGGTCGCGCTTCGGGGTGCCGGCGGCTTTCTCGTACTTTGCGTCTCCGCCAATCTTCTGGGTGCTGCCGTCTTTGTAGACCTTGCCACCGTGCGCGTAGTGCCCCAGGTTCTTGATCCGGTCGTGCTTCCCGGCGTCGTTGGGGTCGCGCGCGGCCTTGGCCTTGCTTCCTTGTGGGCCGACCTCGAAGCGGTCACCGCCGCCTTCGCTTACGCCTCTCTGTTTCTTCGAGAGGTGTCCGCCATCGGCCTTCTTGACCATGCCGCCGCTGCACATTTTGCAGCCGCAGCCCTTGGCGTGGCCACCGCTCTTGTAGTCGTAGGGGGTGCTGGACTTCTTGGTGTCGTGCCCCGGGGCCTGGGGATTGGCGCCCATGTTCCGCTTGCGGTCGGGCTTCATGGCCTTGCGCTCGGCCTTGTCCATGTGACCGCCGGCTGACTTCTTGTGGACCTTGCCGCCTTTCTTGAAGTCAGACCATCCGCTCATGCGCTCGACGTCGCCCTCCTGCTTGGTCGCGGGGCTGGTGTTCTCGCCGTCGACGGCCCAGTGCGATTTCGCGGTCTTCGGGTCGTTCTTGGCGCTTTGCTTCGGCGGGGTGCGCTTGTCAGATCCCGGAGATACTGCGTCGTCCTTGTTCCAGCTGGATTTCTTGCCCATCGGGACCGGTGCGTCGGCGGTGTCGGCTGATCCGCCGCGCGCCTTGCGCGCCATGTGCGCCTTGTGGATGGCCATGTTCCTGGCCATCTTCCCGCCCTTGCCAAACGCTGGGGCTTGCACGCCGCTGCTCTTCTCCATGGTCGTCTTCGGCGGGGCCTTGTCGCTGCCCATGCCGTAGCGCAGGTTCGATGCGCCCGCGCCGGTCTTCGGCTTCGCGTCCGAGTGCTTGGAGTGACCCATGTACTTCGACTGCGGGGGCTGGGCCTTGCCGCCGTCGCGGAATTTCTGGGGCGTGGTAGCGTGGCCGCCGCGCGCTTTGCCGGGGACGGAGGGCTTGCTGTTCTTCTGAAATCCGAAGTCCGATGGAAATTCGAAATCTGTGACGTACTTAACGGACATATTAAAATCCCAACGATGCTGAGATCGAATTCCAACCGTTTGCTGGAACCGACGGTATTGTGATTGTCAATACCGAGCCGCTCAAAGATGCAGTGGCGCCTGATATTGGACTGCTGTATCTGTCCAGAGCGGAAAATCCTATGATCGCTGCTGGATTGCCCACGAAACCGTTGTCGGTGACCCATTGCTTGAGGTTCACGGAAACTGATAGCGTGGAGCCGTCGAAAATAACGTCCGTTTCGAACGAATATGGGCCGAGGTAATTCGCCATTACGCGCCCACCGTGCTGTCAGATTGGAATACAGGCCCCAAGGTAACAGTCCCCGGGCCAACCGTTACCTGCAGCTGAATTGCCGTGATTCCCAAGCCGGTGACATTGAATGGCTTCGTGCCCGTTGTGGGGCCGCTGGGGATGGTGCTGGCGGACAGGATCGCGTCTGTGGTGGGGTTGTACCCAGCCGCATACACGTCTGCGGTCGTGTAGTGAATGGCGTACGTCGAGCCGCCGCTGTCAACAATCGACCCCCAGACATTGACCGGGTTCGAGCGAGTGTCAACAGGAATCAGCGGCCCGTTAGCGACGCCGCTGACTATGTACGGTGCCTGGGTGAGCTTCATCGCTCAGAGCTTGCTGGCGACTTTCGCCTCGGCAGCCTTCGCGTCAGCCGCTACCTTCGCCGCCTCCGCTGCGGCGTCCGCCTTCACGGACGCGAGCTGCTTGGCGACGAACTTGTAGACGACCTGGGACGTGACGGCGGCGACGGCGCCGGCCACTACACCAACGGGAAACGTAAAGAGAATGGACATGATGAGAATTCCTTATGCGTTGACGACGCCGACGATGCCACGGAAGTCGATGTTGTTCGAGACCTTGGCGGCGGCGATGGGCGGCTGGTGGAAGTAGACGATACGGATTGTACCGTTCCAGGTGTTGGAGTAGGTGCCGCGAACGTCTCCGGTGAGCGAGGTCGCGGGCGTGGTCTGGTCGGCCATCGTGAGGCCGGAGGGAAGCGAGCCGGCGACGCCGACTACCTGGGCGTTGTTGTAGAACAGGCCCTGGTACTCGAACATATCGGTACGGGTCGGGAGACCGATGGCGGATCCGGTTCCGATGGAGAGCGTGCCCGCGAGGGTCGCGCCAGTGTTTAGCTGCACGCTTGAGATGTACCCGAAGGCCTTCGTGCCGCTCGCGGTGCCGCTGCCGACGATGGTGATCGTCTGAGACATCGGCTGCTCGTAGATGTCGTACCCGCGAACCGTGACCGTGCCGCTCGACGCTCCGGATGCGGTGACGGTGACGTTGCGCGCAATCATCTGCGACGGGTCGTAGATGCGGGCCGCGCCGGCCTTGACAACCGGCTTGACGGCGACACCGTACTCTTGGTCGCAGGTGCCGACGGCGAGGTTGGTGCCCGCAAAGAGGGCCGGGTTCGCAATAAGCACAGTTCCCGTGGCCTGCACCGAGTAACCTGGCGCTGCGTAGCGGTCGGTCGCGAGCACGATGGTCGAGAGCGGGAGCGTGCCGGCGGAGTTGCCGGCGCCCGAGACCAGGATGCGCTGGCCGGGGTAGAAGAAGCGCGATCCGTAGGTCGCGGTCGATGTGTACCCGGCAGGTGTCGGGCCGGTAATCGTGAGAATGTTCGCGGTCGCGGCGGCGGTGGTCGTCGTGACCAGGGCGAAGCCGAAGTCGAGCGCGATGACAGGGATCGTGGTAGCGCCTGGCTGGATCGCGGTGCCCTGCGGGACGAGCGGGATGTTGACCGCGATGCCGGTCGTGTTCGCGCTCGCGAGCGTGAAAAATCCTCCCACGGTCGGGGACTGAGCGGCGGCGATGTTTGCGTTCGCTGCGGCCTGGGGAATGGCCGAGAGAACCTCGGCCTCTACCGGGTTGTGCCAGGAGAGGATGCCGCCCTGGGCGCCCTCGCCGGCTGCGGTGACCTGGGAGACGTAACGAGAGTCGAGCAGCGCGTTCGACTGGTAGTCGATGTTCGGGCCGCTGTCGGTTTCAGAAATCTGCTGTGGGTTGTCGTTACCGTAAAGGATTACGGGACCGGTAAGAGATGTACGCATTATTCACCTGTGCCGCCTCGTGCTTTCTCCCCCTGCTTCTGGGCATCGGGTTAGGCTGACGGTGGTTGTCGCGGGATGGTTTTCGAGGTACGCGATACCGGCCCGCAGAATTCCGGTGTCGTGGTTGAGCAGTCCCAACCCTCTGTTGCACTTGCTGCACAAAAGGCCGCGTACATGCCCGTGTTTGTGGCAGTGATCTACGGCAAGCCTTTGAACGACGCCCTTGATCACTAAAGTTTCTGGCTGCTTACAGATGGCGCATTTACCATCTTGATCTGCCAGCTTCTGATTGTACCATTCGAGAGTAACGCCGTAGTGTCGTTTGAGATCGGCGTTGCGATAGTAGTCTGGATTGGCGTCCCGTTGGCTTTGGCTGTATTGGCGCATATATTCACGCCACGCCGCCCGCTCCTTTGGGGCCTTTTTGAAACTACGCCAGTACCAGTTTCCAGGCCCGAGGAGATTTGTCTCATCAAGGCGTTCTAATTGCTGCCGCTTGCCGTCCGGTTGCGCTTTTACTTCGTGAGCGAACGCCCAAAAGTCGTTGCGCCACCCGTCGCACATGGTGTCCGCACGATTTCTGCGGATGGAACACCACATCGTGTATAGCGGATGCTTTTCGCGAGAACCCCAATCATGAGGCCTAGTGTTCTCGGTCGTACCGTGTCTGAACTTCCGCATGTAGTGCTTTCGGCATAAACCCTTACCTACCGACGGAGCAGAACACCCGATAACGTCGCACTTGATCATTGACTCTCTCCAGCTATTACCCTGGAGAGAGTTTACCACATCTTGTTTTTAATCAATTACTAAAGTGGTAAGTAATTGATTTATAGGGCTATAAACCCGGCGTCCCGAAGAGGCAGCGCGGGTCCGTGAACCCCACGGCGTAGCGCTCGGTGGCCTTGTACCGAATCGAGTCGGTCTCAAAATCCCCCTCCATGCTCTTCTGTAAAGACCGACGGTTGACCAGCTTCAGGCCCTCGGGCGCGTCCGTCTGGACGAACCAGGCGGTGTTGCTCGTCAGACGGGACAGGTTCGCCTGTCCACCGCTGAGCAATCCCATGGACTTGATCGGGTTGATGTCGTTGTTGGTCGTGCCGGTGCGCAGCACGCTCTTCAGCAACACCTCCGCCTGGAAGACGTTGCTCGGGGCGACCACGAGCTTTTTCGGTTCGAGGCGGATCTTCTTGCCGTTGTTGTCGACCGCACCACGGATCTGGATCAGGATCTGCTCCAGCGAGGTCTGGGAGAGCGCAGCCGCCGTGCCCAGGATGTTGCTGAAGGTTCCCGCGTTCTGGATCGGGTGCGCGGCGTTCACCAGCGAGACGCCGTCACCGCCCACGAAGGAGCTGTTGAAGGCGCGGTTGATGACGTTCGCGCAGAGGGTTTCCTTGGTCTCGATCAGGGACTGCGCCAGGTGGCGCGAGTAGGTCTGACCGATGCGGATGTGGTCACCGTCCTCGACCAGCACCTTGGTCAGCGCAAACGCGAGACCGTAGACCTGGTAGAAGTACCGGTAGACGAACAGCTGCCCGCCGGCCTGGTACGTGACGGGCTGCCCGTCGGGGAGGAGCGGCGCGGCGCTGAAGCCGTAGAGCACCGGCTCTTCGTGGTAGCTGCGCGGGATACCCGTGATCTGCTTGAAGACCTGGTTCCACTCGTCGGCGCGTTGCTCGTAGACTCCGTCGAATTCCTCGTTGAGGATCGGCTCAACGATGTTCCGGAAGTCTGTACTTCGCATTGGGACTGCCATTTACATGACTCCTTAGACGGAAACGAACGGAGCCGCAGTCTGCGTATTCGCGATGCGAACCTGCAGCTGCAGGTACGTGTCGCCTGCGGTTTGGTTGAGGATGGTCGGGTCGGTCTTGGTGACCGCCAGCTGACCTTGGGTGCCGGTGGCGACGAGCGTCGAGAGGCCGGCGGTGCACTGTGAGAGTCCCACGGTGGCGCTGCCTGCGGCGAAGTTCGTGATGTTCAGCTCGCGGCCATCGTACCGGGCGTAGGTGTCGCCGAGGGTCGTGGTGACGCCGGAGCTGGTGCCGTCGGTCTGGATCGTGTACTCGATCAGCGGGTCGTGCCAGATGAATGCGGTCACGACCGTGCCGGCGAAGCAGACCTGCGACGCGGGCCAGAAGTTCGACTCCTGCGGGGTGTTCAGTGCGTCGTAGTACTCGCAGCCCGCGAAGACACCATAGATCTTGTCCGTGGTCGCGGTGCAGGGAGCCAGGTACGACTGGCCGGCGGGGATGGTGACACCGTTGACGGCGGCACCCGTGCCGATCAGCACCTTCACGGGCTGTCCCTTGAAGATGTTGACGTTGGTACCCGGCATGAGGATGCCGGGGTGGGCGATGCTGCGGATCTCACCCGTCGGGTGATAGGCCGGCACCAGCCCAGAAGGAAGTGCGGTAAGCGACATGAGTTGTCCTATGAAGCGTTGGTCGTTGCTCCACCAGGACCGAGACCGTTAGGCGAGAGTGCTACTCTTCAAAGCCCGTGAAATCTGGGACCGGGATAGAGGCCATGTTTTCGAGTGCATCTATGCCGTCCCCCAGCTCGGGTAGCTTGCCGGTCTTACGCTGCAGCGCCTCGCGTGCCTGGATGGCCGCGTCGGTGAGCTTCTCGTCCTCTCGGGCGGGAGCGTAGTGGTGATTTTCTTCCATGTAGGTCTGGTACAGATCGAGCGGCAGCTTGAAAGCGACCATCTCGTTCACGTGCACCAGGCCCTCGATGTTTTCACCTTTGCCCACGGCGAACTCTCCGAATCCCACCAGCTCCTCGGGCTTGATTGGCTCGTAGCCAAGTCGGCGCCGCATCGCGAGGGAGTCCTTCGAGTTGGTCGAGGTCAACCAACAAACATGATAGCCAGGGATCGGCGGTAGATCCGGAAGCGCTGCTTGCGCGTGCGCCATCCTGAAAAGTGCCAATCTGTCGCTGTCCGTCGAGTTGCGGTTCTCGGTCACTGCCCGGTTCTGGGCTAGACGTGAGTCCCGGCGGTTAACGGTCTGCTTACTGTGTCGAATTGCCATGGCCTACTCCTAAGGGTTAGCCGTTGCTTTGTCTTGCTTTGACGCCGTCGATGTAGCGTTGTGCCACTCGTGCGCGTATCTTGGGGTCGTCCCAGTGACCGGCCTCCTTCATCGCCTCGACCATCTCCCGTGGGAGCCTGATCTCTTTCGATGAGTTGCCTGATCCGGAGGACCTGCTGGAGCCGCCTGTCGGCGGTCCCTTGCGACGCTGCGCCGGCTGCTCTTGAGGTCGGGTATCGTCCTCGTAGCCGTCGTCTTGTGCGTCGTCGTTATTGAACCTGTGCGGGAGTCTTGCTCTCACTTTCGCGTCCAGTGTAGACCAGTAGTTTGGATCGTTGGGGTCCATGGTCTTGCTGAGCGCGCGGTCCAGCGCCTCGACGACAAGGCTGTCCTCGTCGCCTGCCTTTGGATTGTACCATTGCTTGTCAGCAAGGAATTGACGGGCCTTGTCGACGTACGGGACCGGGGCCTGCATCGCTGGCTGCTTCGCCTGCTGCAGCAGCTGCTCCTTTTCGGTGTGCAGCTGCCACGCGCGCTGCTTCGCTGCGTCGCGGATCTCCGCCGCCTTCTTGGCGTCGAGCGGGTTCTTGTTGATGGCGGCGTAGTAGACGCTGTCCATCTGGTCGTGCTCGGCCACAGCCGTCGCTATGCGAGCATCAAGATCTGCGACACGGTTCACAATCGTGTCCTGTCGGAGCTTCTCGACGACCTCGTTCTGCTTGGCGACGGTGCGGCGAAGGATCTCGATCTCTTGCTTGTCGCGCTCCTTGGCCTGCTTGGCGCGCTCTCGGCGCTCCTTGGCGGTCTCGCGGCGCCGGTTGTCGCGCTGGGGCTGATGCTCCTCGTCGTCATTGTCCTGCTCGTCAGTCGGGGCGATGCGCTCGTCCTCCTCGACGACTACCGGCAGGTCCGGGTCAGGTTCCGGTTTTGGGGTCTGCGCGGAAACGTCCGTGTCATCGTTCGGGTCGTCCAGAACGGCCTGGTCCTGGTCTTCGTCTTCGTGTCCGAGCTTCGGCATTTGAGTGCTCCTGTTGCGATTGTCCGGCCTGGTGGTCGGCATTGCGCCCGAGATGGGCGGCATGAATAGGTGAAGGCGCTTAATCCGGTGATGGGCACGCGCGCCAGCGGTGCGTTATCTTAGTGTCGGGCGTTTTGTTCGGACGCCCTTACCGACTGCCGCGTGTGGTCTGACTAGGTGCCACATCTCCGAGAATAGCTCGGGATCTTGACGTTTAGGCGAACGCGACAAGCTGGAAGCGGGAGCAGGATTTGAACCTGCGACGTGAACGGTATGAGCGTCCTGTTCTGCCTGACTGAACTATCCCGCTGATATGCTGTTTGCAAATCGCAAATGTTGCCGGGTCTATTCCCCGGCGGTCAGCAGGAAGCTAGCCTGCGTGTGCGCGACATTATGGTCGAAAATTATCACTTTTTTCGACATTAAACCATCGCAATGTCGATTCCCTCAACAAAGGGTTCGCGTACTACAACCAGTGGCGTCGCGTCTCGTATTCTACCGCACCCGCGCCCCGCGCGCGAATCCCTTGGGCTGGCTTATGCCACTCTGCTGCTTGCGCTTGCCGGTCGCCCACTGGCTGCCGGGTCTGGCGGGTTTCTTGTCGCGCTCCGGCGCGGGCTGGTCGACCGGGTTCCCGGCGGGAACATTGCTCATGTCGTGCCCCCGCGCAGCGCCTTCAGTATCAGGACGCTAACCTTAAACATGCTCTCGTGCCACTTGACGGCGTCAGCAGCAAACTGCAGCCCAATGTAGAGCGCTGCGATGGCGTACGCGTGCCAGAGCAGCTTGTTGATCACCTTCCCGGCAAAGTGTACGTACCTCATACGTACGCCAGCGTCGCGAGCGGGTCCTTGACCCGGCCCTTGAGAACCAAATCGTCCAGCAGCGCGAACTCGGCGTAGACCTTCTCCGTGCGCTCGATGCGCCCCTCGCGGTTACGCACCTCGACCGTGTCATAAAGCACCTTCCAGCGGTCGCCGCCGTAAAGGCCGATCCGGACGTACTCTCCGGGCTTGGCCCAGGCACCCTCCGGCCATGGCTTGCCGGTGTCGCGGGAATGGAACGCAAGAGGCCCGCACGCGATCACCTTCGCGACGCGGGTGTTGTCGGCCTCGGTCTCGATGGTGCTCTGGGGGATGTACAGTCCGGCGTTGGTCTTGATGGCTGCGGCCTTGATCTGCAGCAGCACCAGGGAGCCGAATGGCTCGGTGCCGGGATCGACATCGGGGAACGCCTCCTCCAGCGTTTGCACGAGCAACGAGGGCTTTTTCAATTTTGCGACGTTGGTCACAGGTCTTTGTCTCCTTTCTCTTTTTCGGCGAAGAACTCAATCGCGTGCGAGGTCATCAGCTCCATGCCCTGGACGACCCCAATACGCCGGCCAGCCTCGTAGGCCACGTCGACGCCGGGGCTGATCGGCTGCAAGCCGTTGAGCTTCGTGTTCGTGACGAGACTCATCAGGTGCTGTATCAGCTTTTGCTGCATTAGATGCTGTCGTATGACTGTCGTATCGGTTCAGGTTCGTCAATCATCTCACGCTCGGGGCGCGTGTATTTGCTGAAACCGACGACGTTCACCACGTACTTGCCGGCGCGCGGCGGTGATGCGTGCGGGGCCGGATGCTTGGCAACCATGTCCTCGATGAAGCGCTTGTCAGACAATGTATGCTTCCTGAGTCATAGGTGGCAGATATGGCTCACCAAGGATGCGGGGTCGAGCACTTCGCCGCGCCGCCCTTCGCCTTTCCGTGGAGCTTGGCCTCCGCCCTCGCGCGGATCTTTGGCTGCTCGCTCTTCGGTGCGTTGTGCAGCATCGAGAGAGCGGCCCGTGCGTGGTTCTTGTCATTAACCGGGTACGAGCGCCCGGGACCGGCGAATGCCGAGTCAGGCAGCTTGCGTCTCGCCTTGGCGCTGAGCTTGGCCATTACCAGGGTTGCGGGGTCGAGGGCTTGCCGAATCCCTTGCTCTTCGCCATCGCGTCGCTGTCGTCCGGAGCGGTCCCGGTGCGCCGGTACTCCTGACGGGGGCCGATCTCTTTGCTGTCGGTGCCCTCGGACTTCGGTCCCTTGTTGTTTTCGGCGTCAGCCGCATTTTTTCCCATTTTGATTCCTTTTGCGCAGGTATTCTGCAGCCTTTTCTGTGAGTGCCGAATCGTCGTTAAATAAACCTATCCCGATGTTGCATCGTCTACATAACCAACCACGAAACTCATTGGTGTCGTGATTGTGGTCCATGTTCCATGCGGTCTTACCGGGATTTACTGTGCAGCAAATTTCGCAGTAACCCGGGGGTGGATATGGCGCCTCTGGCAATCCAGTATAGCGTCTTTGGTACTCTCTCCACTTATCAGGGTTTGCTTTGCGAAATGCTGTGGTCCTTGCTAACGCAACACCAGGATTTTTCCTGTGCCATGCGTCATATCTATTCCTGTTGCATTGAACGCAAGTGTTGTCTGATGCGCGCCTTAAGCCGATGTGCCCATGCATACATGGCTTATCCGATAAATATTGTTTTCCGGCCTTCCTACCCATGAAAACAATTATACATCAATCCTCGGTTGGTTTCTTGCCGACGGCCTGGCCGTCCTTGATTTGCGTGTGCTTGCCGGCGGCGATTTCCGCGCCCGCGATCTGTTCCGCCGTCGTGTTGTCCTGCGCGGTAACCGTCAGCTTCGTGGCGTTTTGCGACTCGACGTCCTGGTGCTTGCCCGCTATTGTATCCTGCGCGACGGCGGCCTTGGTGGTCGCGTCCATGACGTTGCTGGCGTGGTCGTTCTGGATCTGTGCCTGGCTGGTCTGCCCATCGAGCTGCAGCTGGGCCTGCTTGATCGCGTTCTCCTGTGCCGCCTGCTGCGCCTCCTGCTGCAGCTTCGCCTGCCCGAGCTGAGTATCGGCCTGCACCTTCTGCGAGGCGACCACGGACGGGTCCATCGGGGGTGGTGGGCTGTACTGCTTCAGGATTGCCTGGGCCTTGGCGATGATGGGAGGGAGCTGCCCAAAGAACTGCTCGCTCTGCTTGTGGACCACGTTCGAGGCGGCGGCCAGCATCTGGTCGAACTTGGTCTTGACCTCGGCGTCCTTGATCGTCATGAACTGGCTCACGTCCGTCCCGGCGGCCTCGGAGGCGACGCTGTGGATCTGGGTCGCGTACCAGAACAGCATGTGCTCCTTGACGTTCTGCAGCAGCCCGCCAATGGACTGCGCGGCCATGAGCGGGTTCGCGCCGAAGATCGGGTCCGTGATGAAGTTCAGGTGAGCCTGGATGTGCCCAAGGTGGTCCTGGTCGGGGAAGGCGGTGATGGGCTGCCCTAGGCTCGCGGCGACGTTCTCGTTGATCGCGTTCAGTGGCTTCGGCTCCGGCTTTGGTATCAGGTACTGCTCCGGGTTCGGGATCTTCATCATCTTCAGGATCGACTGCTCGACCTTGTGCTGGTCATAGATCTGCGGGAACAGCTGCGCCCGCTGGGCGATGGTCTGCACCTGCGCGATCCGCTGCAGCTCGCTGAAGATCTCGGGGTCGCTGACCGGGACGACGTCATCGGGAGCGTCGAAGTCGGCCTTGAAGGTCATCTGCTCGCCGGTCTTGCTGAGGACGTCCTCGTCCTCCAAATAGGTCGCGTTCAGCCGGTGCAGCACCTTCAGGAGCTTGCCCATCGCGTTGTGAAGACGGGAGTGGATCGCCGAGAAGACGACCATCTGCTGCTCGATCCGGGCCATGATCGTGCCAACGGGGACGTTCGCGTTGTCGTTGGCCTCGTCGAGCGTGGTCTTGACGACCTCCTTGCCCGACTCGACCAGGAACTGCATCAGCTCCAGCAGCACCGAGCTGGTGGGGTTGACCGGGGTTGGCATGTAGGTCTTGCGGATATCATCCTGCATGATCCCGCCGTCGATCTCGTTCGTCTGCCCCGCGTCTACGCGGACACTTTGGCCTCCCATCGGACCAGACTTGAGACGCACTCCCCCGGGGAAATTGTTGATGAGCGCGCTGTCCAGAAGGGCACGCAACGACCCAGTGGCAGCAGCGGCAATTCCACCCAGTACCTGAGGGGCACCAATAGGCATCGCGCCGCGCCAGGGTAGGAACGGCCACTCAATCGTATGGACCAGGCTCTCCATGGCCTCGTCGTCTTCGTCCCAGTTTCGGTAGACACTCAGCACCTCTCGCGTTTCTTTGTCGATACTGATCAGGTACGGTGCCGGCCCCAGCTCGTCCGCCTTCTCGTCATCAAGGCTCTTGATCCCACGGTAGCTGTCGGGTACGACGTACTGCACGTCGAACTCGATCACCTCGCGCAGACCGTCCTCGTTGTAGTTGGTCTGGCTCTTGCCCTCGATGCGGTTGTTGGCCTGCTCGGCCCGGGTCTCGTCCGGGGTCGTGACCACGGCGATGGTGTCGACGTCCCGGTAGATGCCGGTGCGGACACGGTAGTCGAACGTGAACTGGTCCAGCTTCTGCCGGTGAGCCTTGCGCGGGCTGCCGTAGAAGCTCGTCGCCGCGAACGGGAGAACGATCTCGTCCACCCACACCGGCTCGTGCTGCGGGCCCTTCTTCCTCTGGTCCCACCAGAGCTTTGAGTACTGCACACCACCCATAGGTACCTGGGTAAGGATCTGCTCCAGCTCGTACCGCATCTCTGGCATCTCCTCCGTCATCTGCCAGTTCATCCAGCGGACCTTGCGCTTCGCCTTCTCCTCCTTGCGCTCGTCGGGCTCGCCGATAATCTTGTCCTTGCACGGGCCGCCGGCTGGCCACAGCTCCTTGATGCTGCGGGCGCTGAAGTCAATCGCGACCTCGGCGATGAGCGGGTGAGTCACCTTCGAGGCGCCGTCCATCTTAGCGCCGCCCGGAGAGTCCTTCGCGAACCCGGTGCGCTGCAGGCCCTCCTCGTACTGCTGGTCACGCTTCTCGCGCGCGACCAGGTCCTTGTCGTACAGGTCCAGTAGCTTGGTCGCTATCTGGTTCAGCTCGGACTGTGGAATCTCCTCCGCCAGGTTCGCGTAAAACTCAAGAGCTTTCTCGACATTCTTATGGTCGTGCAGGGTGATAATCGCGCTCCCGTCGTCCAGTTCCGTGGTTTCGGCGTCGAGCGGTACCTTGCCCTCGCTGCGCTCCTCGGCGTCGGTCGCGATGTCAGTGCGCGGGTCGTCCTCCGGGTCCTCGGTGTCGAGCGACTGCAAAATCTGCGATTCAGATGGCACTAGTGGCGCTCGCTGATGATGATCTTCTGCCCGTCGTAGACGTACATATCCACGGGCTCGGACGATAGCACGGTCTTGTACCCGGGCACCCAGTCGAACTGGTCACGGGTCATGACCTGCGCCTCGGCGACAAGTCCCTGGTGCTGCTCGGCGGTGAGAGTTACCTTGATGGTCATTTTAGCGGCTCAGTAGGGCTGTGATGAGTTCCTTGAGCAGGCTCCATAGCCTGATCAGCCAACCTTTAAACCCGTCGGGGCGCTCGGCACGACCGTGTTGGTAAAGGTCACCTCGTTCGATGGGGCGGAGGTGCCGGCGCTGTCGGTCGCGGTTACCTCGACGTAGTACTCCTGGTTCGCAGCGGGCGTGAAGCCCAGCTGAGCGAAGGTGACCGTGATCACGCCATTGACCGGGGTCGTCGCTGGGACGGCGTAGGACTTGACGGGCGGGTTCACCGTGTCGATCAGGGCGGTGTAGCTCACCGGTAGCGTCAGCGGGCTGCCGTCGACGTTGGTGGTGACGGCGTTAAAGCTAAGCTCTGTGGCCATGGGTTACTCGGCGTAGGGGTTGGTGGCGATGCTCCGGTCGATCTGCCGGTCCTCGGATATTGTACCAGCGCGATCCTTGGCGCTCTTGCCGGCGCCCAGGTGGTGCAGCCAGTACCAGTCTATGACGTTGATGGCCTGGGTCGCGGAATCGTACAGATCGTCGTGCAGCACGCTACCCTCGCCGCTGTAGCTGCAAAGCTGCTCGACCAGGGGCTCGGCCCAGCTCATGAACTTGGGGCGCCCGGTCTTGTCCGGGTTCGGGCTGTCAGGCACCCAGACGATGCCGTCCTTGAATACGGGTGACACGAAGTGACCGCGCTCCAATTTGTCGCTTGTCGGGTTGAACTGGATCGTGCTTATACCGTCTTTAGCCAGTGACTGGCGCAGTGATTTACCGTTCGCCTTGCCCTCGACCACGATCAGGTCAATGGGCCGGCCCTCGCGCTTTGGCGCCATCTGCTTGCGGTACGCTTTGGGTATGTTCCCGGGCAGGATGATAGGCCTTCGGCTCAGGTTGCTCCCGTACCGGATTCTGTCGGGGTCGCTCTCGCTCTTGACGCGCTCGACCAGCTGCGGGTAACCCAGGTGCTCCGCCCAGCAGTCGAGTAGCATAATCGCGGGCTTGGCCTGGGGCGTCTTGAAGCAGCCCCAGACGCTGCACGCGCTCGGGTCCGTGGTCTGGGTCTTCTTGTCGTGGTCCTTCTCGCTCAGGCCCGTGTCGAGGGACATCACGATGAAGTGAAACTCAGGCAGCGCTCGATCCGCCGGCCAGTGCTTGAGCCAGCTCCGGCTGATGATGCCGCCCTCCTCGGCGTCTATCAGCTCCGCATAAATCTCCTGACGACCGACCTTGGTCCCGTCGTACTTCATGATCCGCCGGCTGAACTCTGGGGACAGGTTCGCGGCGTTTACGTGAGTGCTGGCGCTGGTCATTACCGTGTCAGGGTCCGCGATCAGGCGCTTCACCAGTGGCCGGTTCTTGGGCGTGGTCGTGACCAGGATCCGGGTGTCTGTGCCGAGGCGGACGGACATCACCATCGTGTCCCAGACCTCCTCAGGGTCTGCCTTGCCGCCCTCGCCCCACGCAGCCACCTCGTCGCACCAGGCGCGGTTCCATTGCGGTCCACGAGTGCGTTGGAAGGCCTCCGCCGCTATGCCGCCGATGATGTTCCCGTTCATCATCTCGATGCGCGGGGCCGGGGTCTTGTGGTAGCGCTTTAGGAGGGCCGACGGAATAACTGAGACCAGACCGGAGTCGCCCTCGAAGCAGACATCTCTGAGATCGCCCTTCGTAGGCGCGACGACCAGGGACCGGTCTGGCTTTCCTGGGGCGTTTGGTGGGGCAAGAGCGGACTGCATGGCGAGCCACTCGCTACCAGTTCGCGTCTTACCCGCGCCTCGGCCCGCAAGAATGACCCAGTTAGACCATTGCCCATCGGGAACTACCTGGAACTCGTGACGCTCGTCGATCCAGCGCACCATCCAGGCCATGCGCTCGACCTCAAGCTCGTCCATCGTCCGCATCGCGGCGGCGACCTGCTCGCGCGTAAAGCCCTTGCGCAGCCCGACCTCGACAAGGTCAGAGGCTTCCATGGAAAAGCCCTACACAGCACGACATTCTGGCTCCATTTGCCAGGGAAAAACTACGTAGATCATGGACCGTTCAATCGCCGCGTTGAGCTGCTCGCGAATCGCACGCTGCTGCTTAGGCGTCAGCACAATCTTGTCGCCGTCTAGTGCGACTATCGTCTGCATTCGGTACGTGGTGTAGTGGTACTCGGTCATGCATCCATCAGCCATTGCCGCCGCCCGCGCGCGTGGACGTGGCTGAGGCCTTTCTCAGCAGCTCAGCGTACAGCTGCAGGACGTCCATCGTCCGCGCCTCCTTGATGCCCAGATGCTCGGCACGCCCGCGCATCAGCTCCAGGCCCTCAGGGGTGATATGGATACTGGTGGGCCTAATCGTGAAGCCCTTGCGCAGCTCCTGGAGCGTGGCATCAAGTGACTCCTCCGTAAGCTCTACAGGTT